TTACACTGATGTTGCACCTCCAATTATTGCAGTTATTCCCGCAATAATGAGAATAGGCACAGCAACATATATTAACCCTACGCAAGCTAGCCCTACCAAGAAAGCTGGTAGTAACAGGACGGTGCATAATATTTTCATAAATCCCCATGTTGCTTTTAAGCCAAATACAAACATTTTCCATGCAACATAGATTAAAGCCAAAAAGAATATAATAGTAAGCATAGCGTTCTCCTTTACTCTATGACTTCTATGTTATTTCCTTGACTCCTAAACCACATATCTATACCTTGTCCAAAAACTTCTGCACTTACAGTATAAATTCCGTTTTCTTCCGCAATTATCTTCGCTGTTGGCAACCGATCCAATATGGCATCAATATCCAAACCCGTGTACTTAAATTTCACCTTTTTTAGTTTTCCACCATACATAAATTGGATACGTTTTCTAAATTCTCCTTCTTCAAAACGATCCTTATATGGAATACTAAATCTTTCATCTAACACTTTTAATGACTTAATTCTGTCGATGCGATAAATTGTTGGAAACGAATCATTGATAACATCAAAGTCTCTTTTTACATCTTCGTCTTCTATAAATGCTGTGAGATAAAAATAGTATTCGGAAAACATAATCGCTACAGGTTGTACTTTTCTATGAACCACTTTTTTGTCTGTCAAACGATAATAATCCATTTCAACATATCTAGATTCTCGTACTGCCTTGCCAATGTCCCACATCTCATCAATAAAACTTGACTTGTGACGTGGTTCCACATAATGAAACTCTTCGTTACTTACAAGTTCCTTAACCAGTTTCTGATTACTTTTAGGGACACAACAGCTTACTAGTTTATCAATCATTTCTACCATTTCATTTTTAGTAAATGCTCGACTGTCTAGCAGAATTTTACATAGAGCAAGTACCTCACTATTTTTTAATCTGATTTGGTAAATTGTTTCTAGCCGATATCCTTTTTCTTTTCGGTCATAAATAATAGAGTTTATTACTCCTGTCCTATCAGAGTCCGCATCTAAAAATGATCTAATATCATCAATATCTCTTTGGATACTTCTTTCATTTACTTCATATAATGCAGCTTCCTCTGCCTTATTTACGATATAGCCCTCTGTAAGTTTTGTATAAATCTGCAGAACTCGGCAAATTTTGTCCCTTTTGAAATCGTCCTCCATTTTTACCTCCCATGTTATAAATCAATTATAGCATCGCAGAAGGACACATTCTGTCACTCTGTTTCTTTTTTTCTCCAATTTCTATACTTTCCTGTCGTCACTCGACCATCCTTCGGGATTTCTGCATTACTCGGTATTGCCCAGGCTCTTCCAAATTTAACAATCCCGGGGATTCTCCCTTCAGAACACATAAGCTGAACAGACCTAACATGCAGTCCCCATTTCTCCGCGGCCTCTTTAACTGTAATATATCCTTCTATCATAACTTCTACTTCCATCATCCCTTTTTTGCATACTTCTCCAACTATAAATAATACTACACTTTAGCGAAGAATGTCAATATTTTTGTGCATTTTGATGACCGTTTGCATAAAATAAAACAATTTTGTACTACAAATGCACAAAAGTCTATAAAGATTTTCTCCTTATAGACTTCGCAAACATTCACACATATTATATTTAATTTCATTACACCTTTTGTTTTTTAGGCTCATACACCTTCGCATCTTTCATCTGAAACACTGCAGCATTATTCTTTTCAGAATAAACTCCGTCAATCTGATAAGTCTCCGATATATCAAGATTATTCTTTACCATGAAACCGATTACAAAAGACGCACTTGAAATAACCATCTGCCTATTTTTATTAAAACAAATATCTTCTGCCACCTTAAAGGAAAGCTTGTGTTTCTCCTCCGCAGGCTCAACCAAAATAGAATCCATTTCAGGATTTATTCTAATAGAAATATACGGCGGAACACCAAGAACCCGGACAACATCCTTCCCTATCTGAATTATATTCTGACGACCATACAATGATATTCTTATTTTTGCCTGTTTTTTCGAGCCATTCCACAACTTGCCTTTATCGTTCACTTACTCCACCCCCGATGTATCTAAAGAACCAACTGTCATCTCTCCGTCCTCACCATCCGTGGTGCCATTACTGTATGTCTGCATTTCAATTGCACTTGCATCCGGGATTTCCTCTTCCGGCAAATCCGAATAAGACTGTCCTGTGTATTCATCCAAGAACTCAAAGATATTCATCTGCTTTGCCTCAATATAATCGTTATAGGACTTACCGATGCAATCCTTGTACTCTTCTGGATAATACTTAACCTGCTTTTTCTTGATTTCTCCAGTCTCTTCATCCACAAATTCCATAGGCTTTGAATCAAACATGATGGCTTCTTCCAAATCAAAAATAAGTACAGGCATAGGACCCGGCTTTGCTAAAGCAACTCTGCCAAGAATCTTATATCTGCAATTCAGTTTCCACCCCATCAGTTTATACAGTTTCAAAATAAATTCTTCAGAGCTGATAGTCCTATTTACCTTTGTGTCATCAGACTCTCTGATTCTCGCCCACTGCAATGATGCGCTTTCCTCTTCCTTACAAGGTACAACCATAAGACGCTTTTTATCACGATTGACTGGGGTAAGAATGAACAAAGCCTCATCAAACATTCTGACACTAGCCATATTAAAAGTCATCTTTCCATACTTAATCGAAACCGCTGGCTTACTCAACATAGAGAACTGTGTTCTCGGTGGCAATTCATAGCCGGACAAATCCTCAAATTCCAATTCCTGTCCTTGCGCCATTCTTGACTTAACAAGCTGACGAATTAACTCTTGATCAGTAAAATTATAGCTTTGACCCTTTCCTTTTTCACTTACTACAAGACCTGTTTCTTGTTCCTGCTTAACATCCATTATATGTATCTCCTTCCTTACATTGACATAAGCAGTTCATCTAACTCAACCATGATTTCCTGCCTTGTAGGTATCCTACCAATGAGTGGATTTTCCCTAACCACTCCACGTTCTGACATATCCTTTTCCGATAATCTTTTAATGATGCTGTCTCTTTTCTTTCGCATAGCATATGAAACACCAAACTGGAAAATCTTCTCTTCCGGGATTTCCGTTTCTAACTCACTTTTACGATAAGGAATATAATTTGCACTGCCTGCTGCCTTAACGCCACCCTTTCCAACTAAAATCTGTGGTTCATCAAGGAAGAATAACATTGCTGTTTGATTGCCATAGTGTCTGGTCACCCCTCTGAACCTAAAGCCATAATCCTCAATCCAATCCATCATTTCATACACAACATCACAAAATGGTGCTGCCGGAATTGAACTAACAACCTTACCCTCTTTCGACTTAAGTGCTACTGCACCAGGCACACTCTTATCACAGCTTCTTATAACAATTGCCTGTAGCAAAGGATGATAGAGAAATTCAACATACTCAATTCCTGCAAATCGGTCATGGAACTTTTTGTTTAACTTGAGATTTCTTCTGTTGAAGGTTAATGTCGGTGTACTTGCATCAATAAAAAATGCACTACTTGGAACCTCATATCCGACAAAATCCATAGATATTATTTTGCTATGTTCCTTTCCACTGATAATACGTGCCTCATGCTCAATCTGTGCAAATTCATCATCTGTATATGCACTTTTGCAAAAATCACGATATAATCCAGCATTCACACCACCCCAAGCTGGAGTAACTGTGACAAATCCCTTAAGCCCTCCATCACTGATAACAGATATGTCTGGAACACCTGCAATTGTTCCACTGCTTGCATTTATCATCTTTACGGCATTTGCAATTTCTCTACTTACGATTCCTTCATGATGGTCTGGAACAAAGGCAGATACTCTCAAATCATAATTTTTAACTGTCTTTTTCTCTTTGTAATCAATAACAATATTCTTTCTTGCCTCAAGGTCTCCCCATCTTCTCTCGTTCTGCATAATTGCACGAACCATTTCAGCATTCCATTCGGTTCTGCCACTTAATGTAGGTCTTTCATTTTCAGTTAAAATTTCTGCTATCTCATTAAGCGAATATCCACCAAGATAGGCAAGAAATATGTATCTGACTGTTATAGCCTCATCTTCCTGAATCACCAAATCACCATCCTTTGTGTGCCTATACCCAAGTAAATCTGAAACAGGATACTGTCCTGTACATATTCTTTGGTCATAAGATAAAATCATTCGTTTGCTCTTATTATCTGACTCCCAATCGGCCAACATAGCATGAATAAATAATGCCATTGTAGAATTTGGATCCAATGTATAAAGACCCTCTGTTTCAAAATATACACCTACGGGATGTCTCGGATTGTCGGTCTTTAAGTGCTTTATCTGTTCGATGCAATCCGTCACATTTCTAGCAAATCTTGATACACTGGCACAAAGAATCGTATCGAACTTTTGGTCTGCTGCATCCTGCAACATCTGTTTAAATTCTGTTCTCCTTTTCATGGACGTGCCGGACTTACCTTCATCAGCATAGATTTTATACAAATCCCAGTTTTCTTTTTCTGCTACCTTCTCTGTATAATATTTGGTCTGATTCTCAATGGATGATACCTGCTCCTCACTTTGAGTACTTACTCTGGCATAAACAGCAACTCTTTTATAATCGGAATCATTTATAGTTGGTTGTGGCTTTGGTCTTCTCAATACTGCCCCTTCTGGAACAGAAGAATTACGAATCCTACTCCTTGTATCCTCTTTTCTTTCTTGGACTTCATTTTTCTGCTGCCTCCACGGTCTAGAAGCCATTTCATGATATATCCTGCTTTCAGATACACCCTCTTCCGCTATAAGCTTCTCCAGTTTCTTATCCATTGCCATCACTTCCTTCTTCCAATTTTTGCATTGCTGTTTCTAGCTTATTTTTCCAATCCTCGTACTCTTGAGGATATAAACTAACTAATTGCTCCACCATTTCTTTCAGTGCGCCCTTTTGGTCATCATCATTTTTTATGGTATCAATATAAAAACCAGAGGTATCTTCCACATCGTTTTCATCCTCTGTCATAAAATCTATCTGCCCACCACGAGCATCCATCAAATATTTAAATAAATACGAAAAGTCTCTCATATTGGCAGCAAGATAACCCTTTGTCATGGCCATTATGCAGTCGACCTTCTCGTCTAAAACATCTCGTATCAGCCGGAGCATTTCTTTTCTCTTAAAGATTTCTTTGTTTCCTGTTATATCTACATACACACCGACATATTCAAAGATATCTGATTCTGCGAACATCTCCTGATAGTACCTTTGATGATATGGCAACGCCGCCTCTTTTCGCTTTTCCCATAGCTTTGCCAGTTTGACATATCCGGCAACCTTTATCTTTTCCATTTACTCATTTTCCTTTACATCAACCATTGCCCAGAACCACTGCCCTTGTTTCCTGATGGATTTAATTCCTATGATTTTCTTAACTCGCTTCAATGATTTAATGCTAATTCCCATTTCTACAAAAGCGCTCTGTATCTCTGTTGCCTTAATAGGACCATCAATAAGTTTTTCTTTTAGAAGTCCTGCAATCATCTCATCTTTAGATTGTGCTTTTGCATCCCCGGAACTTACCATCTCACTCCACGTGGCATCTCCAAACTCCTCTGATGTTCCTAGCCATTGGAATCCTGTCTTTGCATCCAAATCAAATCCAAAGTCCTCACCCTTTGGTGCTAAACTACTTTTAATATGTTTTACATATCTTGCAGTAGAATCATCATCAACACGATATACTTGAAGAACACTTCTGGCAGCCGCCACTAAATCAATTGAACCAAGACCTCTATATAAGTCTCGCTGATTTTCTTTCTTGGTCATATGTCCGATTAAGACAATTGCACAATTATAGGTTGATGCCCAGATATTTAATCTCTGCATAACCTTCCTTATTTTCTTTGCGTTTGTGATATCGATATCGTCCCCTAGATAAGCCTGAAATGGATCTATTACAACAAGATTTGCCTTAAATTCGATTATTGCATCTCGTAATTTCTCATCATCAAGAGTTAACGTGATAAGTTCTTCATCTATGAATGCAACACGGCTACAATCAGCACCGCTTGCTTCTAAACGGGGTTTAATAGTATCTTCCACACCGTCTTCTGAACATTGATATATAACCCTTTTAGGAACGGATATCTTTTGTCCATTTGGAGTAAACTCTGCATTCGTCAGACAGGATATCAAGTTCATCATCATCGTGGATTTTCCGTCTCCCGGATCACCTTGTAGCAATGTGATTTTTCCACTAGGAATATATGGATACCATAGCCACTCCACCGGAACAGATTTTACTTCGCTGTACAATTTCAACACCCCCGATTTTCTCTTCATTTTTTCACATCCTTTACAGATATCCCAACATACATCAACAGTATAAATGCTAAGTGGACTTCTTACGATGACCCCGTTGGTCACATTTTTTATCATTTGTGACCTACAAGGTCACAAAATCCCGCAAGTGAACCTCCTACGGGGGAGTATCCGCACGGGTTCCCTTAAAAGATATAATTATCTTGATATGTTACTTTTTCAGAGTTAACATACCGACTACCTAATGCGGGCTGGATGCAGAAAGGACTGTAAATGAAGAATATAGATTTTGAAAGTTTGGGTATCAGAATCAAAGATATTCGTACTCAGAAGAATATTACGCAAGACCAGCTTGCAGAAATGATTGGCTCTGACCGAGCAGTCATAGCAAGGATTGAAAATGGAAACAAAGGATGTAGCATGGATTATTTTGTCAGCATTGCAAATGCTCTCGAAATTTCAGCTGACTATCTCTTGCTTGATTCCTTGGAGTTTTCTGAAAAAACATCTGAAGAAGTAGAAATCAGCCAGATACTATCCGGCTGTACTTCTGAAGAAACAACTATTCTCATAAGGACCATTAATGCCTTAAGAGAAATAATAAAAGCTTTTACCATTAAATAAATTTTAGGCAAAATGCCCGCGTAGGTCACGGATGCACTCTCAGATGTAAATCTGGAGTGCTGTCTGTGATATACGCGGGTACTTTTATACTTCCACCATAGTTCCACTCTTAAATTCGACTGTAAATGTTCCACTCTCATGCACCGTTATCTGCTCAATAAGCCTTCTGACCAAACCATCATCAAACTCCTCAAACTCGGTGGTCTGCTCATGAAGGAAATCAATGAGTTCTGCCTTCTTTTCCTGTCTGCCCTTATCTTCTGCAAGGGTTACCAGAATCTTCTGCTTTTTTTCGTTAAGCCTATCCGATTCTCTTGCCAAATCTTCATACCCTTCTGATGAAGTGGCTCTGTCGACAAGTTCAAGCTGTACCGCCTTTATTTTCTCGTCAAGTTCAGCAAGTTCCTCATCTGCACAAATGGCTGTCTGTTCCAGAATGGTTTCAAGGTTTGCGATTACCGTGCTTTTCTGCCCCACCACCTTGTTGATTGCTTTCATAACTGCTGCCTGCAAATCTTCTTCTAAAACAGTAGGTGCATCACATTCACCGGGACCGTGTTCTACCCTAGTGCAGCATCTCCACACCGTGTATTTCTTGCCCCTATTGTTCCATGCGATTCTGCGATAAATGTCTCCGCATTTTTCGCAGGTGCAGAGGCTTGAAAGGGCATATTTGCTACTGTAGATGCGTTTCTTCTTTCCGTCCTTGCCACTTCGAAGATTTGCACGGCGCACCATTTCTTCCTGGACCCTCATAAAAAGGTCTCTTGGAATAATGGCTTCGTGGCTGTCTTCCACATAGTACTGTGGAGCAAGTCCGTTATTGTTTTCCCTTTTCTTTTCAAGTAAGTTCGTGGTAATGGTCTTCTGAAGAAGGGCATCACCGATGTATTTTTCATTTGATAAAATCTTATGAATAGTGCTTGGAATCCATTTCTTTTTTCCCGCCCCGGTAAGTATTCCGTCTGCCATAAGGCCGTTGCAAATATCCCTATAACTTGCCCCTTCAAGGTACTCTCTGTATATCCTTTTGATGACTGCTGCCTCAGTAGGCTCAATGATAAGGTTACCTTCATCGTCCTTCGTGTATCCAAGAAATCGGTTGTGGTTGACCTGCACCTTCCCGGCTTGGTATCTGAACTGTAATCCCAACTTAACATTCTGGGATAAACTTTCCGATTCCTGCTGTGCAAGTGAAGCCATAATGGTAAGGAGAAGTTCTCCCTTTGTATCCATCGTATTGATGTTTTCTTTCTCAAAGAATACTGCAATGCCCTTATCCTTAAGCTGTCTGATGTACTGAAGGCAATCGAGCGTATTTCTGGCAAATCGGCTGATGGATTTTGAAATCACAAAGTCGATTTTACCTACCATACAATCTTCAATCATTCGATTAAAATCTTCTCTTTTCTTGGTATTAGTACCGCTGATACCATCATCAGCATATATGCCTGCAAGTTCCCATCCGGGATTCTTGCTGATGTATTCCGTATAATGCTCTACCTGCATTTCATAACTGGTTGCCTGTTCATCACTGTCCGTAGAAACACGGCAGTAAGCTGCAACCCTAGTCTTTGGTATTTCGGTTTCCTTTTCTTCCCTTTTTGCCCTTCTGTTCACACGGGCAGGAATCATCGTAACATTAGCCATTCATCTGCACCCCCTCGATAAGTCCATACAAATATTCAGCCTGTTTGTACGGATTTTTAAATCTTGTCTCTGCATTTCCAAAATAAAATGCTTTCTGTACCTTCCTTTTTGCCTTTTCCTTCGGCTCAAAAACTCTGCCAAGTCCTGTGGCTCTTTTCTCAAGTTCAGCCTTAACCTTATCCATCACATCTCTTGTAAGGATTGCCGGATAATAATCTGTTCCGAGATATTTCTCATTCTGCATCATTCTTTTTGCCTGACAGTGGGTAACCACAATTCCGGCTGTTTCTGCGGCCGCCTTAAGCGAAAGACCATCAAGGTAACCTTCACACATTTTTACAACTGCCTCTGCTTCCTTTGGTTCTATAACTGCATTACCATTTTCAATGCGATATCCGTAAGGTGTGTGTCCCATATTCATCAAATCCTTTCTATCAAATTAAGTCCGCACTTCATTTGGAACTCCAGCTCCGTTTGACTTTTTACTACAATTCTATCTACATAGGTTCCAAAAATCTCTCCGTCAAAGCCATCAAGAAATTCTCCTTTGTCTGCAAAGGACAAAAGTTTTCTTGTCTCTTCAATGTGTGAAATCTCTGAACAGGCTCTGTAGGAAAGTGCATCCTTTTCCGTTGTCAGCCTTTCAACTTCTGCTGTTACTCTATTAAGGCTCTGGGTATAAACCGCAGGCTCAATCACTCCCTTTGCAAATAATCCCTTGATAGTCTGTTTCTTTTCCACCAGGGCATCAAGCTGTTCCTGAATGTCATGGATTTTTAGAAGTGCCTCGGTCTGATTGCTCTGCTGCAAGGCTTCATAAAATGGTCTCAACACTTTATTTCTTCCATAAACCAGTCGGTTCATCATAGTCGCAAAGGCAACTTCAACCGCCTCAAGATCAACATACTTCATGGAGCATTTTTCCTTATCATCAATGTGCTGTGTGCAGGCAAGAACCACCTTATGGGTATAAGTCTTTCTCTTAAAAGTTCCTCCGCACTCTCCACAAATGACTTTGCCGGATAAAGGATATCTGTTTTGGTATTTACCATTATCAAGTTCGATGCCCTTTTCCTGCCTTCTTCTGTCGATTACATCATTGGCCGCCTCATAATCTTCTCTGCTGATAATTGCCTCGTGGTGGTCTTCCACATAGTACTGATCCATCTCTCCAAGGTTTCTGCGTCTCACAAAAGAAGAATCCGTGTAAGTCTTTTGGAAAAGGCAATCCCCGGTATATTTCTCATTTCTGATGATTCCGTTTACTGTATGCCCCGTCCACTTTCCACCTTTCTTGGTAGGAACTCCCTTTGCCATAAGGTCTTTTGCAATGTCGTGAGTTCCAACCCCGGCAAGGGTCTGTGCAAAAATATATCTCACAATCTCTGCCTGTTCAGGGTTAACCACCATCTCGCCATTCTTCTTATCCCAGTCATATCCATAAGGCGGGTAGGAACATTTGTAAGTTCCATTCTTGAACTTTCTCTGAATGCTCCACTTGTTATTTTCTGAAATGGAAACCGACTCGCTTTCTGCTATGCTGCTCATAATCGAAAGCATCAACTCATTTTCCATCGAGCCTGTATCGATATTTTCCTTTTCAAAATAAATGGGTATTCCAAGGTCAAGCAGTGTTCTCACTATGGTTAGGAAATCAGCCGTATTTCTTGCTAAACGGCTGACTGACTTTGTTACCACATAATCGATAAGTCCATGCTTGCAGTCTTCCATCATTCTTAAAAGTGACGGTCTGGTATCCATCTTGGTGCCGCTTAATCCCTCATCGTAATATAGCCCTGCGTATTCCCAATCAGAATGTCCTTGTATCCAAGATTCATAATGAGCCTTCTGTGTTTCAAGGGACAAAAGCTGATCATCCTGGTCTGTAGAAACTCGGCAGTAAGCTGCAACCTTCTTCTTTCCTATGACGGCTTTGTTTTCTTCAATTTTCGTAATTATTGCCATCGTCTCAACCTCCCTTCGGTCAGTGACATATTGCCGCATGTACGGGCTATTAGCCACTCAATTCTGCTAATAAAGGAGAGAAAATACGGCGGTTTTCTGCCGATATTCTGGTACATTCGTCAACAGAAATCAGACCCTTTTCAAGCATCATTTTTACGATTTTCTCTGCCATATAAAAGTCATATTCTCTCTGCAGCTCTTCGTCTGTCTGCTTATTCACTTCATGGCAATGTTTCATTGCACAGTCACTACTAAGTTTTGTTACTTGCATATTCTCCATCTCCTGTCCTTGGGAACAAATCCATTCCCTTTGACAGCTATGTATTGAAAATTGCCAAAACTACCAATTTCAGTGAAATTTTTGAAAAAAAGCAAAAAAATAAGACCCGGAAGGATTTCTCCCTCCGAGCCTCAACTCTACCTACTTTCTTCTATCCACTTATTAAGTTCCTCAAATTCAATTCTAGCATCATCCACGCATTTACAAATGGCAAGATAAAATGGAATCATCAGAATAATACATATCACTTCCATAGACACCTACTTTAACATCTCGTTCACTCTCTTCTGAATGGTAGCATAGTCATATCCGGCAGCCGTTAGTTTCTCCTTACGCTCTGTGCCATTGCCCCAATCTCCACGAATAACCTCTTTCGCAATCTCATCTACTGATTTGGTACTTGATGTTTTCTTCGTAGAGGTCTTCACAGTTTTACCAACTGTACAATAAGTAGGATTTGAAAGCCAGATCCAACCAGCTCCACTCTTAAGTCTGCCCCATCCACCATTCTGAACTTCCATAATGGTAAAGGTGCCCTTACCAGTCTGCCCGTTTACCTTGCCGTTCATTGATGGCTCTGAACGATAATTCAAATTATCAATGATAACCTTTACAGAAAAAGGTATAGCAGGAAATGAAGTGACTGTATCAGGATTTGATGGAGTATCATCCGGGATAGTCTGACTATCGGTATCATACTGTGTCAAATTCCACTTCTCGATGATGTTACAAAGATTATCAACATAGGAAAGGCTCGTAGCATAGCCTCCGTCTTTAATTAACTGTGCAACAGCACGGTAATCTTTCATACCCTTGATGCCTTTATAACGAAGTGACTTTCCGTTCTTGGCTCCAAGAAGATATGCTGAATGGTCTGCAACCGAATCCTCCACACAAGGATACTTCCTGAAATCTGCCGTGATGGTTTCATATGAGCCATCGGCATTCTGTTCCTGTGTCTTCTTGGTATAAACCGAAGTTCCGTCCCACGTAGAACCTGTCCATGTGTTCCCGGACAAGGATTTCTTCATGCCGAACATATTATTGGCATTCTGTCCGAGTTCGCTCTTGCCATAGCCACTTTCAAGAATAAACTGTGCAGAAGATACAGATGCAAGAATACCACTCTTCTTCATATCCTCACGGCATAACTCACCGATAATAGGTACAGCATCTTTTTCTAAAAGACCTGCAAACACAATAGCCTGTGTTCCCTTCTTACTATCAGACTTGCCACCCATCTGCTCCTTCACAGCTTTACGGAATGTATCCATAGTATATGGAAGACCAAGCTGCGACCATAAATGTTCTGGGTCACCGTGATTTGATGCAATCCCCCTTGCGTGTCCTTCCCTATGAGAAATAACAACACCATCTGCAAGTGGGTCAAGATTAAAGTTCTTACAGAGCATAGCGAAAAGTTCCACGGCTGCCTTATAAGTTCTTTCTGCTACAGTTTTTGCCGTTGCAAGGTCTGAACACTTAAATGTTGCACCACCCGTATAAGTAATGCAGGCAGGCTCGCACATCTCCACTCCGATATGGGTATTGTTTCCTGATCCATTGATAGACGAACCACAATGCCATCCTCTGTGATTCCAAGGAAGTGTCTGATAGACCGTTCCGTCATTACCATCAATAAAACCATGAACACAGGCTCTATCGAATGTAGGACTGTTCCATGAATTAATAAAGGCTGATGCCCTCGGCTGGGAGCAGCCAACCGAGTGTAACATCAACCCTTTAACATCAATCTTTCTTCCGGCTGTGTAGCACGGATTCTTTGTAAGTATACTCTCAACGAGTTTCATTACTCATCACCTTCCTTTGTTACTTCTGGAATGCCAGAAATACTTGTGAGCAATGATAAAATTCCTGCGAGTGCAGATGCACTTGCTACCATTACCCAATTCACATCTCCAATCACGGCAGATGTACCGATAGTTGCAATGGCTGTCTGTGCGACAGTCTTCACGGCTCTAATGCCAGCCGCCTTAATCCAATTCTTCCAATAATTACTCATCCTTCTGTTCCTCCTTTTTCTTGTTAGGCAATAACAACAGTTGGTCTCTTCGGCTATCAAGGATGCCGTTTTCTCCCAAACTGTGATATGCCTGGTACTGATTTTCCCAATCCTCCATGTGTTCCTCTGAAATCCAGCCATCGTCCATATAGAAATGGTACTGTTCGAGAAGCTGTGACCTCATCTGTGCCTGCTGTGCCTTTGCCAGCACTTTCAGTTGTCTGGTGTACTGCAAACAACACTTGATACACCACACTGTCATGGCAAAGATGGATGGTATTCCCAACGCACCAAGCCACGCAATAATCTCTTTGACTTCTCCTGTCATAAGCGTTCCTCCTTGTAATTTTTTGCATAATAAAAGCACCTACCATTGCTGATAGATGCTTACTGCTCCTGAATCGTATATGTGATTTTCATAGTTTTGTCTGCCGTCTTTGTAACAGGCTCGGACAGATTATTAATGGTTGCTAGATAATTAGCCGGAACAAAGAATGGTCCCGTTGACCAGTTCCCATAACTACAAAATAATAACATCTGATGATTAAGCACAGGCGTATAACACGGAGTGTTATTTCCTGCATATTGTAAACAATAATTCTCTGACTTAAGGCACTCATTCGTTTCCTCATTTACAATATAAACATGATTGTATGTAGAAGTGTTGCTGAATGCCTGAAAATATATTCTTCCGTTGATTGCAAACATTGGCCAACAGTCAATGGAACTCATGCCACTTCTCTTTATCTTTACCACATTAGCTGAGTTTCCAATCTCAAATTTGTATAATTCATAAGGACTGTTATATCCTCTCAAATATACATATCCGTTATTTGCAAAAGCAAATCTCATACCATTCGTGGTCAGCACTTCATTTGTGGTATTGGTCATCGTCCATTGTCTGATGCTCCAGTCACTAATCTTGATTCGAGTGATCTGGTATGTTCCATTTACGGATGTACTGTAGTTTGCACAGCTAAAGATATAAAGACAATTATCTGTTACATCAAAATTATATGCAAAGTAACTTGTGGAAAGCGCTGTCCCCAAAGCATCTAGTTCGAACTCTTCCATCAATGCTTTCTGCGAATATGGATTCTCGAAGATAGATACAGACTTCAGATACATTCTTCTTTTAACAATGGATATGGATGTCGCACTTTTAATCTTAAAATAATATGCCACATCATTATCCGGGTCTAAAAGGAAAAGAACCTCTGTAGTTCCTACCTTAAGTCCTGAATACTTATCCCCGGTATTTGCACCCGTATAGGAAGTATGCACATATTGTAATGTTCCATTATAAGGACTAATTGCTGTTGAATTTCCTGTATTCAGTACAGCATCACTACTTCCGTATGTGGTATAACCACCTTGCTGATGGGTAAGTGCCACACATGAGATAGTTCCGTTTGCCTGTGATGTAGAAAAATCATATACAAACTTCATATATCTGTTCTTGGCATTAAATTCGCTCTCCGTCTGATTGTATCCACCGCGCATTTTTCCTGTGGTATTATTCTGCGTATTGTACACAGCACATCCAACAAGGTTTGCATTTGCTGGAGCATATAACTGATTTGGGTCTTCTTCGATATTGTTATCAAAAAGCAACAGACCTCCGAGCAGTTTTGTGTAATACGAATTAAACTGATTATAAATGCTATCTGCATTCATCAAATGCCCAAGAGGTTTGAATATTTCTGCAAGAGCATTTGTGACCATATTCTCTTCTTCGATTACATCTTTCTTACCTGTGTTCACATCGGTAAGTTCAATCGTCATCTTTCCCTTTAACATGAAATCCCTCCTTAATTTTCATAGGTTATTTTAAATCTTGAAATGGTGGCATTATCGTGTAAAACAAAAAGCAGGAATAACTTCTTGTTCTCCGGGAGGCTCTCCCACAACTCCACCACATCAGTATTAAGCCATTCATCCATCGTTATTTCATCCGAGTAGGTTTCCTCATTATCAAGTGAAAACTTAACTCTCACATCCCCGGAATACTGTGCCGTCATCATTATAATTCCAAGAATGGAAATATGACTCATGTCCACTTCACTTCTAATGTATTTAGGATATGGATATGCCTTGGCTACGGTCTTTATCAGTTCTGTATCTCCCCCAGCTCTCCAGTATGAAATCTGTGGGTTATCAATACCTACAAGGATTTCACTTGGTGGAACATCAAGAAAACCAAACTCATAATAATCAGCAGCCGTTGGTATTTCTTCGGTTACCTCTTTTAATTCTCCATCAACAATGGTGCAATACTTCTCATCTGCCTTTAGCAAAAAGCCATAAGAGAAATAATCGATACCCTTATAGTTGTCATACACAATTCTCCAAGTCTTACCCTCATCGTCTTCGTGGTAAAAACTAACCATTGTACCTCCACCTGCCCCTGTAGGGTCTGCGAGCGAAAGTGCAATGGTCTGATTATTACAAACCATCTGCGATGTACCTGTATTTCCACTTGTCGGAGTCTGAATCACATTTAGGAACATATCCTTATTAGACATGATGAATAACTCAAAAATAAGTCGATTGCTATCTACTCTCTGACTGTAAACTGTATATCCTTCAAATCTGATTTTTAAGAACTTTACTCCATTACCACACTCGCCTTCCTGTCTCCAAATGGCTGTAGAACATCCATCTCTTTGCAAGATATATAATTGTGATGTGTTAACACCAAAGCCAATCCAATGATTACTCGAAATATAAAGGGTGCTTGCAGCAACTCCGTTATAGAGAAAATCAGAAAGACCAGCCGTTGAATATGTGCCGTCATCGTTATAACCGTTACTTACATAGGTCATTCCTTCTGTGGTATCCAAATATTCATCAAGTACAGTCTTTTGGATTCCTGTTTCAGATACAAGTGTTAGTACTGTCCCCTCATCGGCAACAAACATAAGACTTGTAAAACAAATAGGGATATCCGGCTCAAATGGAAGAAAGCCAGAGTATACTAACTCTGACTTCTCCTCATCCTCATATATGGAAATTTCTCCTTCGCCCTTTATTCGATATATTTTAAGTGGCGTTTCAAACTCGACATTTTCTGTTCCTTCTTCAAGAACAACAACCGTGGCATCTGCCCTTTTCCAGTTGTATTCATCTTCTACGATTCGCATATGCTCACCTCCATGCTCTCCACTCTTTCAAATAGTGTAGTATCAATATCAAGCACCTGCAGATTACCGTATGCAATCTCTCCTTCAGAAGAAACATAAGCATAATCGCACACCATCTGGAATGCATCCTCGTCATTGATTTCAATAACAACAGGGTCATATTCTCCCGGATATGTTTTATCCATTGTGAAGGTGTGTACCACTTCAACACAGGTAACTCTTTCATTCAGAAGGTCATAGCCAAACTGTAACGGAGCAATCGATATTCTTCCGAATGTCTGTGCAAACATTGGCTTTGCCTGTTTTGGAATTGTTGCAACGGCTCTTGATACAAATCTGTCTACTGTCATTCCCGGATGATTAATCGCTATATCATCAAAGGAATCTGTAACCGTAATACGGCCGTTCCAATCTCCGATACCTGCAACAAGACCCTGACCACTTAAAGTTGCTCTTATCTGCGTTTCTCCAATCTTTCCAAATCCATCCTCGACCTTAAGCCACATCGTGAAGGTATTCTCGCTGTTTTCTTCCACCGAACTTAATGGGAAGAATAAAGTAATAAGCTGCTTTCCTTCATGGCATATCTGCGTAGGGTGGAAGTCTTCAACTTCATCACCATTGATTTTGTACATCACTTCAATATATGGATGCGTCTTTGTCACATAGGAGAAGTCCAGATCTTGTTCTTTCTTTTCTTCTTCCTCATCATAGGTAGCCTTGCCGGATATCTTCTTTCTCATCTCATATGCAGATATATCAACAAGCACTTCTGCAAGGAACATGGCACTTGTCGATTCCTTTGAAACGAATGTAATATCAAGCACTTCTACGAAATGGTCATAAATCTCATACGGAGATACATTTACAAAATCATACACAACCGTCTTATTTTCTTCTACCTGGTTAAAAAGACCACTGATATTTTTGTCATTCTTACTTTTAGCCTCTGCTAACTTTGGATTCTTACCAACACACTTAAGTGAGTGCTTTCCGTTGATTTTATAAGTAATCCCCGTGATGCAGGATATCTTTGATGCATCTGCATGGCCACCGCTAAATATCAGACAGTCCATCGGGTCAAGTGCCGGGTTACCAATCGTGTTACTGTCAAAAGGTACATACTCGACTTTTGACACCGCAAGTAAAATAGCATTAAGAAGTCTCGCTCTTGTGGTCTTAAGACCAAACTGAAGAAGTGGATTTACACCAAGGTTCATGGTAAGAGCATCGTCCTTTTCAAGTGCATAATATTCCGACTCTTCTGTAATCTTATTTGTTGACGAAATAGCCGTGTATCTTGTAACAAAGTCAGAATAGGAACTATCATATCTGTGCTTTGCCTCAATTGTTCTCACAGCTGTTTTTCCATAATGGATAAGTTCAAGCTTTCCCTCACGATTTATCTGGCAGACGCAGCCAACCACCTGTGCGACATAGAAAAGCAAATCTCTGTAGGTCTCGATATCATTTTCAGAATAAATACCGAGAGTTTCTTTTCCGTTTGTGAGTGCATCAATTTCTGTCTGCGTTTGTGCCATCTCAACCTTGCAGGTCTTACAGATGACATTCAAAAAATTATATGGTGTACCGCTTGATGATTCAAGGTTCAGTTTCTTATCGAAACGGAGCATATAATCATAGGCTTTTATCTCTATGGTCTTTAGATTTCTGTTAGCCTCGGTAACTTCATAAATCCCCATCGGAATAACCTCTTCCGTATTGTCCGAAAAGACCAAATGAAAGAATAATTTAACGGTTGCTCCATCAAGGGTATATCTGTCGATATCAGAAAACAAAGTTATACCCATTTCTGCTGCGTATACGGATCCAAGTTCAATCTCACTGCTACCACAGCAGGAACGGGTGATATAACCACTTCCCTTAACAATGTCATCATTGCCAAAGTCATAAGTTTTCTTTGCTTTGGTGGTAATCGTGCCAGTCCAATAGTATCGTCTGCTATTGGAATCTATCTCTGTTAAAAATCTATCCGAAACAGGATACAAGAAAACCACCTCCTAAAATTCATTTAATGTAAAGGAAACTGTCCACAGTCCCTTTTTCGAAGTATCCTTCTCAAGTTTTGCCTTGTAGCCTGTGATATACATTTCTGTTTCACTTATCTCCAAGGTTGTAGTATCAAAATATCTGACCGTCAGCTTATCCTGTTTGGAATATGCCGACAGTCTTTTAAGCCATGCGGCAGACACAGAAAAAGACACGGAGATTGTTACCACTCCCTGCCTTACTACATCCCTTTGTGTTGTGCCTGCCTCTGTTTCTCCTGTGGTATCCGCCTCCACTGCATCCATTGATATATCATAGGAATCCGGCAGAGGAAGATTCGCACCGTTGAAATTCAGATACTGAATAAATGCCATCCTATCTTCCTCCACTTCTTAAGTTAATTCTCTGCTGTGCATTTACTACAATCTCATCAAGCATAGTGCCACCGATATAAACCGGGATAACTGTATCTCCACCCTGGGTATTGATACCTGCAAATGCCTCTCTGATTGCTCCGACAATGTTTGCCGTATTCTGCGCTGTCTGATTTGATGTCTCCATTGCAGATGTTGTCGCACTTACATTTGGATTGATTACCATATCCTGCGATACACCTTCCACAGCCTTTGCCACCACATCCTTGCTCTTGTTGATTCCCTTCGCAAGTCCATCCATAAAGTCTGGCATCCAAGACTCGTAATCAGTCAAAGGGCCTTCATCCGGCACAGAGAAGTGAAGGAATGACTTAATCTTATCTGCCACTCCCTTAACGGCATCTCCCACTGCACTCATGCAGGATTTGATACCATTTACGATTCCCATAATCATATCCTTACCCCACTGAAGTGCCTGTGAAGGAAGTGATGTGATATAACTGATTGCCGTCTGGAATCCACTCTTAATAGCCGATGCAATATTTCCTACTGTGGTCTTAATAGCAGAAAGGATATTATTGAATACTGTGCTGACCGTTGTCTTGATACCATTCACAATCGTAGTGATTGTAGTTTTGATTCCATTCCAAAGTGTTGAAATGGTATTTTTTATGGTATTCATCACAGTTGATATTGCCGTGCTGATTGCATTCCATACTGTGGTTATCACAGTCTGAATGGCTGTAATTACTGTGGTAACGGCAGTTTTTATCGCATTCCAAATGGTTGTAAATGTGGTTTGTATTGCCGTTAGTATCGTAGTGAAAAATATCGAAATGGCTGTCCATATCGTAGTGAAAAAAGTCTGTATTGCCGTGAATACTGTTGTGATGACTGTCTTTACTGTATTTACCCAAGTGGTAATCGCAAGCTTTATCGCCTCAATGACAGTAGTAAAGATATTCTTGATTCCTTCCCACACCGTAGTAAAGAATGAGGAAATGGCCGTCCACGCTGTTGTAATTCCAGTTGTTATGGCCGTCCATGCATTTGTAAGTGCTGTCTTTATTCCCTCTAACACTCCATTGATAAATTCACGGAAACCTTCACAGTTGTCATATAAAAGTTTAAATGCCCCGGCAAATGGATTCACTATGAAAAGAAGTATGCCTTGCCAATTATTCTTTACAAAATCAATGACCTTTTGGAACACAGCCTTGACCTTTTCCATCAGACCATCAATCACATTTCTAAAGCCTTCACAGTTGTCATAGATTAACTTGAACGCTCCTGCAAACGGATTCACAAGGAACAAAAGTAATCCCTGCCAGTTGTTCTTCACGAAATCAATAACCTTCGTAAAGAACCCTTTGATTGCTTCAACCGCTGTTGATATAACCGACTTGATACCTTCCCAAAGGTTAATCCAAAAATTTCTGAAACCTTCACACTTATTCCATAACACAACAAAGATTGCTATTACTGCAATGACTGCTGCTATGATCAGAACATATGGGTTTGCCGCACACACAGCATTAAAAGCTGCAACCACTCCCTGTAAGCCGGATAAAAGTCCACCAATCTTCGGAACTATTGTCATAATCGTACCGATTGCAGATATGACCTTACCGACCACTATCAGTACCGGTCCCAATGCTCCCGCTACAAGTGCTATGGTAACAATGGTCTTCTTGGTTCCCTCATCAAGAGAATTAAGCCAATCGACCACGTTCTGAATAACACCCACAATACTTTTGATTGCAGGCATCAGTAACTGACCAAAAGAAATAGCCAGTCCTTCAAGGGCTGACTTTAAGAGTGTTAACTGACCTTGTAAATTATCAAGCTGAGTATCTGCCATCTGCTGTGCTGCTCCTGCACTGTTTGTGATAGAGCCTTGCAGATTATCCCAAGTCTCGCCTGTGTTTGCTAATAAAGCATTTACAGAAGAAAGGTCTGTCTTATTGAAAATGGTGCTGATGATGTTTGCCTTTTCCTCCGAGGTCATTCCTTCCATTGATGTATTAAGGTCTCCCAAAATATCATTCATGGATCTCATATTACCTTCAGAGTCATATACAGATACACCAAGAGCCTCCATCTGGGCTGCTGCCTTATCGGTAGGATTCTGCAATGACAGAATAATGTTTCGAAGATGTGTACCACCTTCTGCGCCCTTGATACCATTGTTAGCCAGAATACCAAGAGCAGTATTAAGTTCTGCCGTTCCACCTTTTATTGATTTGGCTGTTGCACCGATTGTAAGAATACCTTCTCCTAACTGTGCAACAGATGTATTTGTGGTAGAAGCTGTCTTTGCCATCTGGTCTACCATCACATCTGCCTCAGAAGTTTCCATACCAAGGGCGGACATTGCATCTGTTACCATGTCGGATGCAGATGCAAGGTCAATGCCACCTGCCGCCGCAAGGTTAAGTACGGTCGGAAGTGTATCTGCCATTTCCTGTGTGCTGTATCCTGCAAGTGCAAGATAGTTTAATGCCTCGGCACACTCTGTTGCAGAGAAAGCTGTGGATGAACCCATCTCCTTTGCAAGTTCGGATAAAGCATCCATCGTATTTACACTCTGCCCATCAAGTGTGGACATGGAGTCTTTGGTAACACCCATCGTAGCCTGAACCTGACTCATTGCTGATTCAAAGTTTGCAGCTGTTGTAACGGATGCCGTTCCAAGAGCCGTTACCGTTGCCGTTACCGGGAGAAGTTTCTGTCCGGCAGAAGAAATATTATCTCCTACAGTTTTCATCTTTTCTCCTGCAGTTCCAATCTTCTGAAGTGCAGTTGATGACTGATTGGCAGCCGTCTCTAACTTCTTTAAGTCCTGTTCTGTCTCTATGATTTCCCTTTGGAGTGCATCATACTGCTCCTGCGAGATCTCTCCATTTGCAAGTGCAGTGTTAGCCTGCTCGGCTGCCGTCTTTAATGTTTCCAGTTTTTCCTTTGTTTCCTTTACGGCATCTGCCAGGAGTTTTTCCTTCTGTGCAAGAAGTTCTGTATTACCCGGATCCATTTTTAAGAGCTTCTCTACATCCTTAAGCTGACTCTGTGTGGATTTGATTTCTCCGTTTAAGCCTTTAAGGGCAGTCTGCAGCTTGGTAGTATCTCCGCCAATCTCTACGGTAATACCCTGTATTCTACTTGCCATTGGTTTCCTCCTCTCCTAAATAATCACAATAAAAGCACCGACATTTCTGCCGATGCTCCTACTTAAAATCTGTCAAAATCTTCCTGTGTTGCCAACTGCTTATAACCCTTGTAATCATCATTCCCATTCTCCGCATACATATCATTCACAAGACCAATCGTAAGAAGGTCAAGGTCACGAATGCTTATTCCAAGCTGTACGCATCTGAGTAGGAATAATGGGGTTGTCATTTCTCTGTCAGTTGGGCGAAGTTTTTTTTAGACTCAATATCTGTCTGTACATTAAGTCCCCATAACTCGATGATGCTAGGCAATACCTGGTAGATAGAAAAGGTATTGAACTCATCAAGCCACTCCTCAGGGGAGTTCGCAATATTAGGGTCTGCGTGCTTGGCCATAACATAGGCAATGTTCTCGAACATCTCAAGCGAGAATAAATCAAGGTTGGAGTTTGCCTCGTCCCCTTCTCCCACTGCCTTTTCCAAAGAACGGAGATCCTTATAAATATCACGATTAAACTTAATCCTATAAATTCTTGGAATGGCGGCAGATGCTTTAAAAGGCACCTGCTTACCATCGATTTCAATATTTTTTACAATGCTCATTGATTACTCCCCGCTTTCTGCTGTTGTAGTGGATGTAAGATACACCTCGTTATACCAGTTCTGGTAAACTTCATCGGTAGTATCATCTCCAGTCTTTGCCTTCACATATCCGTTAGCAAGTGGTGTTGCCTTAAGGGTAAGTGTCTCGGTCTGTACTTCGATTTCATCCTCATTGGTCTGTGATTCAATGGAAGGACGGCTTGCAGCACACTTATAAAGGACATGACGGATTTTCTTGATATCTCCATCAAACTCAAACATAAGCGCAAAGTTAGAAGTTTCCACATTTGCATCCTCGATAAGAACCTTATTGTCATCGAGTTTTTCCTTAAGAACATCCACACGGAATGACTCAGGAACCATTGCAATCTCAAGATCACCTTCGTAACCCATGTTGTTGCTGATGGTGTAATACGCATATCCATCTGCATAGAAGTTACTAGGTTCTCCATTTGCATCAAGTCCAATCGATACAGCACCCGGAATAGCAACAGGCGTGCCGTATGATACATTGCCCTGCTCATCAATGTTAAGCAATGCATAATGTACATTTTTAAGGTTGTACTTTACCTTGTTCTTCTTATTAGCCATCGTTAATTCCTCCTTATACTGGCAATTCAAATTCAAAGGCTACTTCATAGAGTTTTTCATCCTCAATCCATACCTCGTTTTTTGCATAAAAAATACCGTGGCTATCAAGCACGGCTGTTACCTTTTCCTCTATAGCCGGATTCTTATAATCCGTGTATAGCTCAATTCTCACACCACTTATCTTGTAATACACAATTCCATCTGCTGCGAAATTATCATCCTGTGGCAACAGATAACAGATAAATGGTGGGTCTGGACTTTCTCCCTCTGCGAAATGATCATACGCATAAGGGAGACCAATCTCATCCATTATTTTTATTAACTCTTCCATCATGAACCTCCAAGCGCTCTTTTTATATCTGCCTCAAGGTCTTTTACTGCTTTCTCTTCTGCAGGTGCGATATGTGGGATTGCCTTTGTCCTTCCACCGCCTCTTTTAGCATGTCCCTTTTCAAGCAAGTGTGCCAGCTGATACTTCTTTGGAGAATGCACTGTAAGTTCCAAAGATTCAGAAGTTTCTTTCGTGGTCTTTACAGTCCAACTCTTCGAATAGTCACCTGTTTTCTTTGGAGCATTTGCTTGGATGTCCTTTTTTACCGACTTTCCAGCTTTTCTTACAGTCGTTTTCATATCGGCAGTTGCGAGGTCCTTATACTCGGTAAGTCCCTTCATAATTTCCGCCGCAAGATTATCAACCGTTACATTTGCCATGCTATCTCCTCACTTTCTGGCATTTAAGTTTTAGGCACTTATTCTTGAAATTCATATGGTCAACAAGAGTGATGTCATAGAGTTCCCCGTGAAATACCACCCTGTATCCCGTATTTGTAATTTCTGATGCTTTCTTGCACCACCTTATAGTAAATGCAATATCGGTATCATCCACAGTTGTTCCGGCTACCGATTTCTCATTACCACTCTCACCACTTACCGTAGCATGGCAGGAATAAAAGTCTGTCCACCCGTTTTTGTGATTTCCGATGGCATCAGTTACAACGGAATTTTTCTGAATGGTAATCTTCACATTGAGAAGTGCTATATCCATCAAAATCCCTCCTGCCTTATTCCAAACAGTAATGCCCGGATGGAAAGAGTAAGCTGTAAATGATTTGCATCTTCCCTGTGTTCATACTGATATGCAACCGCATACATTACAGCCACTTTTGAACATGGCTCTTTCTCAAATGCCTCTTCATCCGAGATACGAGCCACATCCATACATAACTGCTGTGAGGATGCAATCAGACTTTCAATGATAATATCATCATCTTCATGGTCAACACGCAGATAACTTTTCATTTCATCAAGTGTAATTATCATCTTTCCACCTCACAATTAAGGGAGTAGCATTCCACTACTCCCCGTAAAAATCTTAGGCCTTTGCAGTTGTAGTTCCAGCCTTCATCTGAAGAACCTTGATAGCTTCAGGAAGGATTAACTTACCATCCACTCTCTTGGATGCAAGGAAACCAACCTGGCCAAGATCTGCATATCTCTCATTAAGACGCTTGAAAGATACACCCTGTCTGTCACCAATCCAGTAGTAAGAGAAGTCACCGAACATGACTGTCTTTGCTCCGGCTGCGATTTCAGGTGCATAAGGAGATGTGATTACTCTCTTACCAAGAATAGTATCGTACTCCTTCTCTCTTAATGCAGGCTGCCATAAATACTGACCGTTTGAATCCTTAAGCTTTCTGATTGCAGCAACTGTCGAATCATTCATAAGCCATACAGCATTCTTACGGTAAGGTGACTTAAGGCTGTAGTAAAGGTCGATAAGTTCATCTGCTGTGATAGCTGTTGCACTACCTGCAGTAACACCGATATCTGCACCACCTGTAGCATTAAGAATACCAGTAGGCTTCTTGCTACCATCACCGATAAGGAATGCTTCCTCTTCCTTGTTACCGATACGTCTTGCAAACTCTGACTGGAAATATGCCTCAAGGTCAAATGCAGAGTCATTTAAGAGTTCCTCAGATACCTTGATGATTGTACCTACCTTGTGAGCATCAATCTGCTCTGCACCAAATACATCATCACTCTCTCCGTAAGCCGCACCTTCATCAATCCAGTTCGCTACACCCTTTGTGGTAACGATAGGAATCTTGTGAAGACCGTTTGAGGTAGTAAATACGTGTGCAAGGTTACGCACAACACCATCCTCTTCAAGTGCCTGAATAAGAGTCTTTTCAAACTCGTCTGGTACAAGGTAGCCACCTTCTGAATCAGTTCCTTCAGAAAGCATATTACGAACCTCGTATGAAACACCGTCCTTTGCACGAACCTGATCCCAGAACGCCTTCTTATATGCATCAGAAGCACGACCTATCTTTTCTTCCTTCTTCTTATTGTCTGGCTTTTCTGTAATAGGCATTGCTGTAGGAGCTGCCATCTCACGCTCCATTGCATCCATTCTTTCCTGACGCTCGATTTCATGACCGAGGTCTACAATCTCCTGCTCCATTCGCTCATAGGTCTGTGTATCCTCTGCTGAAAGAATACCCTTCTCGTTTCTGTGGGAGTCAAGAAATGCCTTTGTCTGCTCCCATGCCTTTGCACGCTGTGTGCGTAATTCATTAATCTTACTCATTGTACAAATTCCTCCTTAAGGTTTAATAAGACTGAGTCTCTTTTCGAGTTCCTCAATTGATGTGCCAGTCTCTTCTTCATTAACTGGCATAGTTACATTGGCAGGTTTTTCTGCCGGGATTACTGCTGCCTGTGCAGGTGTTTTCTTCACTGCCTCATCCTTTGGCTTAAAGTGAGTCATCAGCTTGTTCATAAGCCTTGTCTCTGTCTCTTTGCCAGAGAATGCATATGCAGGAATGTCATCCGCACTCTTTTTCTCATCCACCAAAATGTCATCTGCAAAACCAAGTTCGATTGCTTTATTTGCATTCATCCAAGTTTCCGAATCCATAAGGTGTGACAGCTTTGCACGAGACATACTTGTTTTAATCTCGTAGGCATTGATAATGCTTTCCTTGACCTCATCAAGCATCTCGATTGCTTTCTCCATGTCCTCGTGATTTCCGTAGGCCATAGTCATTGGGTTATGAATCATCATTAAGGCTGTAGGTGCCATAAGCACTGTTGTGCCTGCCATTGCAATAACGGAGGCTGCACTGGCAGCGATTCCATCAATCTTGACCGTCACATCACCCTGATAATCCATAAGCATGGTGTAAATCTGGCTTGCCGCAATGCAGTCTCCGCCAGGGGAATTGAGCCAAACTATTACGGGACCACTTCCGGCAAAAAGCTCATCGTGGAACATCTTAGGAGTCACATCATCGTCAAACCATGATGTTTCTGCGATTGTTCCGTATAGCTCAAGAACTCTTTCCTGACCTTCGTCCGTTCCTGCTTGGTTTTTCCAATTCCAGAACTTCTTCTGTTTCTTCATCAGAATCTGTCTCCTCCTTTTCTTTATTTGCATAAGCTGCCCCCGCATCATTTAGGGGCATCATATTGCCATTAACTAAATACAGATCACCGCCGAGTTCTGAAGGTATCCTGTCTAGGTCTTCCAACTCTCTGATGTCATTTGCACTCATCCAACCGTTCTGCCTTGCTGTGGCATAACCGTTCATACGGCTTGCATAATCCCCTCGAAGGAGACCTTCCACATTCAGCTTGAAGAAATAATCCTTCTTCTCTTCTTCATTAAGGAGTGCCCTGTAAAGTGACTGCTCCCAACGGATGACCCAAGGGTCAAGAGTGTATTTCACGAACTCAAGTGACTGCTGCTCAATATTAGAAAAGCTCGACTTTTCAAGGTCACCGACCATATGTGGCGGTACTCTGAAAATTCGAGCAATTTCATTAATCTGAAATTTTCTTGTTTCCAAAAACTGTGCTTCATTTGGAGATATGGAAATCGGAGTATATTTAAGTCCTTCTTCCAATACGGCAACCTTATGGCTATTGGAACTGCCACCAAAGGCTGCATTCCAACTATCCCTAACTTTCCCTGGATCTTTTAATGTTCCCGGATGCTCCAAAACTGCACTTGGAGAAGCACCATTGGCATAAAACTTCGAGCCATACTCCTCTGCTGCAATTGCAAGACCTATGGCATTCTTGGCCATTGCTATCGGAGAATAACCGACCAAACCATCAAAACCAAGACCAGGAACATGAAGCACATCGGAAGGGTCAAGCACAACCGTACTTCCTTCCATCGTTGGCGCGTCATCATTACTTTTTGTGTATTTATAATAAAGGTGTCCCTTCTCATCACGGTCTACACTCATCCTGTCTGGCATAAGCGGATACAGTGCAATTACCTCTCCTTTGCCATTTCTTATAATCTGTGCGTAGGCATTACCCCAAAGTAACAGATGCGTCATAAGTGTTTCCCTAAAAATGAATGAAGTCATTTCAGGATTTGGTTCGTCATGCAGCAATCGAAACAGCGGATGGTCATAGGCTTTTTCTTTTCCACCCTCCTCGTTGTATCTGTAAACATTAAGAGGCAGACTTGCGATTGCCTCTGATAGAATACGGACACAGGAATAAACTGCCGTCATCTGCATAGCACTTCGTTCATTCACTCTTTTCCCGGATGTTGAAGTTCCCATGAAAAAGCTGTATGAACTGCCACTTGTTCTGTTGCTAGGAGCATCTCTGCCCCGAAATAATCCACTGAATAATCCCATATCATCACATCCCTTCTAATGCCTGATTAATGCCTTCGCATATCACAAGCATTCCTATAAAAAATAAAGTAATCATCAAAACACCAATAATCCTCTCGTATCATATACACTCTCCGATGTGTCATTCCCACAACGGATTGCTCTGTCGAGTGCCATGATACAGGCTATGGCACCGTCAATCTTCTCTGTACTTTTTGCTTTATCAGCCTTAATGTTTCCGGCTGGGTCAGTACGAATAAAAATGTTATCCATATTCCAACGAAGAACCGGGTGTCCTCCGTGGGCAATCTTCTGTTCAAGGGTCAGCTTCATAAGTTCCTTTGTAGGTGGTGACATAGATGCAAATCCCTGTCCCATTGCCACTACATTGAACCCCATATTCTCAAGGTTCTGCACCATCTGAACTGCTCCCCATCTATCGAATGCAATCTCACGGATGTTGTATTTCTCCCCAAGCTGTTCTATGAATTTTTCAATGAATCCATAATGAACAACATTTCCTTCCGTGGTTTGGATATAGCCTTGTCTTTCCCAAAGGTCATAATTCACATGATCCCTTCGGACTCGTAAATCAAGAGTCTCTTCTGGCAACCAAAAATAAGGAAGAACATAGTATTTGTCATTCTCACTTTGTGGTGGAAACACAAGACAAAAGGATGTAAGGTCGGTTGTACTTGAAAGGTCAAGTCCCCCGTAACATACACGCCCTTCCAGTTCTTCCGGGTCAACAGAGAATGCACAGGCATCCCACTTATCCATTGGCATCCAACGGACAGCCTGTTTTACCCATTGATTAAGCCTAAGCTGACGGAAGCTGTTCTCCTCTGCAGGATTCTGCTTTGCAGATTCACACGCAGCTACTACCTTCTCCATCTGAATGGTTTCTCCAAGAGATGGATTTGCTTTCTTCCATACGGTAGGATCTGTCCAGTCATCATCATCTGCCGCACCATATATAACTGGATAAAATGTCGGGTCAGTTTTTCGACCCTCAATAATATCCAAAGCCTTCTGATGTAATTCATAGCAGATGGAGTTGGTATCATTTCCCGCTGTAGTAATAAGGAAATACAGTGGCTGTTCACGGGCATCACCTGAACCCTTGGTAAGTACGTCATATAGTTTTCTGTTTGGCTGTGCGTGTACCTCATCAAGCACCAGTCCACTTACATTAAGGCCGTGCTTGGTTCCAACTTCAGCTGATAGCACTTGATAAAATCCATTGTTGTAAAGATTATCTATTCTCTTTGTTGCACCCTTTATCTTGCTTCTCTTTTCAAGGGCAGGTGTCATTTCACACATCACTCTTCCAACATCAAATACAATGGATGCCTGCTGTCTGTCTGCAGCTGCACCATACACTTCCGGGGATGCCTCACCATCTCCAAACAGAAGGTACAAAGCAATTGCAGCCGCAAGTTCTGACTTACCATTCTTCTTTGGAATTTCAACATATGCTGTTGTGAACTGTCTCTTCCCATTCGGCTTTAATATCCCAAATAAGTTCCTTATGATTTCTTCCTGCCAGGGCATCAATATGAAAGGCTTTCCTGCCCACTTGCCTTTGGTATGGCAAAGGCACTGTATGAAGTTCACAACATAATCCGCTTGTTCTTCATCGTAATATGACCCTTCGGCCATAAACTTGGTGGGAACAAACTTCTTTTTTCTCTTTGCCACACTCATCTCTCCTTCCACGAAAAAAGGACTCCGAAGAGTCCCATTTCATAATTTCTTTTTATTAGTTGTATTCTTTAAGCAAAATGCTGTAGGCTACCATGACCATGTAATCATCCTCATCCGGCTTGCAAATCCAACCGTTGTCATAATCAGCAACCGTCTCATTTCCAATCTTGATAAGCAGCTTTGAAATCTTACCGCCATCGATTGCATTCTTGTTTCTGATCTTGTAATTCTTAACCCAATAATGTGCTACCCTGTTATTTCCATCCTTTGGAATTCCGATTGTTCCTTCGTGCCATCCTGTTCTCATTTTCTTTCCCGCCCTTCTTAGTACTTTGTTGCCTTGTGTGCTTCAAGGTTCTTGAAAAACTCGTCAACCTCTGCAAGGTCTGTAAGGAAATCCTCGTATGCTCCAAGTCCGCTTTCTTTGATGATTCTGTAAGCCCCCTGTCTTGTCTTAAGAACTCCGAGTCTGTTTTCTTTTGCAATCCTGCAAGCCTTCTTTGTAAGTTTTCCAATGCTCTCGATTTCCTTATCTGCTCCCTTTTCAAATGCGCTTGTGCAGCCTGTCTTATCAATAAATCTCATTTTCGTATCCTCCGCTTTGCTTTGTTTCCCTTTCGGTATGTACATATTCGCTCTAAATGAGATATATATCCACTTAATTCGGAGGCATATATTACACAAATATATGTAGTAATAAGGCGGTATTTATTGTGTAGTTTACAACGACCAAAAGACCCCTAAAGGTCTTCTGTCTGTTTCCTTAAAGGCTTAATTTGAAAGCCGGGATTCTTTCCTTCCTGCTTTCGCCCTCAAGTCCTGCTTTCCAATCATCGTATCTGCTGTTGATTTCTATAAGTCCCTCAAGGCTAATGCCTCTCTTCTGGAACTCTGCAATCGTTGTGATAAGGCTTGAGAAGGTGCTTGAAATTGTAAATTCCTTAACTCCAAATCTTCTGCAATTCTCAATGATTGGGTCGATGTCGTAATCCCAAATGACCTCGCCAAAATTGATAAGTTCGTTTCCGGCTTCAAGGCTGTAGAAGTATGCCTCTCCAAATCTTGGGTTCACATCAATGTCCGAGTAGCGTGTTCCTCTTGCTCCTGCTTTGTCTAAAATCTCGATTCTTGTCATGGCTAATGCCCTCCTTGTCTTTTGGTATGTACATATATCACTCTAAAGGCACATAATAGCAAGTTAATTATCGAGAAAAGTGTAACTTTTTTTCTACTCCCCGGATGTTATAAAATGCACATAATCATCGGTGTTCATATCGATAAAAGCTGCAAGTTCAGGACACTCCAGTTCCGTAGCAATTGCCTTTACCATTCCAAGGTCAAACATATTGCAAAGTGCTGTATCTCTGACCTTAATAATCTGATCCTTAATATGTTCTGGCATCGTATCACTCCTTCCTACTGTCCAGTATGCTGATGGATGGTATCAAGGATTTTCTCTTGCTCCTCCACATCAATTCCTATACTCTCAAGCGCCTCTCTTGTTCCACAGTCCGGGCAGATGGCTGTTACCCCATCTGCTCTGGAAAGTGCTGAAGGCTCTGAATAGATTCTTCCACAGTGTGGACATTTCTTTGGCTGTATTCTTTCATTAATCTTCATGGCATTCCCTCCTGCTTTTTCTGATTGCCTCAAACAAAATGTTCTCATCAAATTCAAATGCCCTGTACCCTTCAAGGCAGGTCTCGACATAATGGTAACTTGGTATACCAAGTTCTCTGTCCTCATGCATGATGTACACATAGACCTTTCTCTGCCTTACCTTCCCGGTTCTGATTCCGACAATCGGCAGTTCCATTTCAGCTTTGTAATAAAAGCTTGGGAACCCTTCGTACCTGTCAAGAGCCGCCTCGTCAGCCTCTGTGGTTTCCCACACGGCCACAGGAACGCTCTTCCCTTCCTTTGGTTCGATTGTTAAATAAGATCCCGTCTTGCTCCCCTTAAAAAGGAGTTCATAATCCGGCACAACTGATGTTCCGATGATTCTTGCTCCCGGACATCGCATTTTCATTTGTCTGATGTTTAGGTTGCTGCCATAGGCAATGTAATATCTTTTCTGCATAATGCATCCATCCTTTCCGAAGGAAACACCCTTCTACCACCTTAAGACCGCCGAAGCGGTCATCCTTTTAAAGTGGCAGGAGGCTATGCCCTTGCTGTTCTGAATGCTGTGTCTCCATCAAGTCTCTTTGTAAGAATCTCTCTTGCTGTTTTGAACTCGTCCCCGATGAACCCAAGTCTAAGAAGCCAAGTTCTCATTGCGTATTTTGGATTCTCGTTCTGCTGTGGCTTTGAGCTTGCGCTTCTTACTTCCTTTGCCATCTGGCTAAGTGCTAGGCAAAGCTGAATGTAGGCTTTAAGCTGTCCGGCATGGAGGCCGTTTAATTTTCCGTCTGCAGGTGCATCGAATTGGAAAAGTCTGAACTCGATTGTTCCCTTTGTGAAGGTTGCGTGGTAGTTAAGCATGTGGTATCGACTGTCGTTGTAATGTTGGCTTCTTCCGTAGTTGCAACCCTGTGAGCCGTACCAAATGTCTGCAAGCTGGCTCATTGTCTTTGGCTTTTTCTTGTTGACCTGCTTTAAGAACTCCGGGTCAACCGTTCTGCAATATCTGCTCATTCTTCTGTGGTCAAGGTCGAGTGCCTTTGCAATTAGGTCTTCGTGGCTTGCCATGATGTTTGCAAGGTTTCTCATGGTCTGTGGTGTGTGTCCCTTGGCTCCGATGTGAATGTGTACCCCGCATCCTCTTGTTGCATCCGATTTTGCTCCGGCGTGTCTTAACTGTCTTATAAGTTCCTGCAAGGTTTCCATGTCTGCGTAGGTAAGGATTGGTGTTACCAATTCGCATTTCTCACTATCGCATCCAGCAATGCTCACATCCTTTTGAAATTTCCATTCCCTTCCCTGCTCGTCCCAAGCGCTCCAAGTGTAGTAGCCGTTTCTTTCTGCTGTGTTCTGATATCTGCCTGTTCCGAAAAACTTCGCTGCAAGCCTTGCTGCCTTTTCTCTTGTGATGCTGTTCATTTCGACCTCAACTCCGATGGTCTGCTTTTTCATTTCCTCGATCTGGTTTGTAATTTTCTCGTTCATTGTATGTACCTCCAACAGTAGTTCGTTTTTTGTTGTGTACATATATCACTCTAAAGCACACTAATTGGAATACCATTACTGGACAAAGATACACACTTTATATTGTGTATCTTTCCAGATGGCTATTACTCTTCAGAATCGGTGCAGACTGCCTTTCCCATCGCAAGTTCCGATACGATTTTTGCGTACCTGCTTTGCTCACTTCCTTCAGAAGATGCCATTGCCTTAAGGTAAAATTCCATCGCATCATCACGGCTGTCCCAAGTCTCCTCATCGTTGTAGCAAATGACTTTGACGGTATCGAGTTTCTTGCAGGAGTCTTCTCCGTAAACAACCCCAAGGCAGCATCCGTTGTCCCAATGAACATGAATCGTTCCTGTGTCATCCACACTTGTAACCGTTCCCTTAAGTCCGGCTGTCATTTCAATTCTGTAGGGGTCTTCCATATGGATAAGTTCCACCCTTGACCCTTCTGGGTACTGCTCCTTAACTCGCTCCACTATTTTTCTGTCCGGGAAATACATTACTGCTCGCCTCCCTTCTCTTTGTTCTTGAATGCTGATGAGCCTTCAAGTTTGGAAAGAAGGATTTTTCTGTCTGCCTTGAACTCATCCCCGATAAATCCAAGTCTTAAAAGGAAACACCTGAATGCGTATTTCTCATTCTCGTTTTCCTTTGCCTTGGAAGAAATTCTCTTCTGGTTCTTACTCATCTCGCAAATGGCTGATATGAACTTGGTGTAGGCAAGTGCCTCTTCCGGCTTTGCTTCTTCAAACCAAGGGAAGGAAATGTTCTCCTCATCAATTGAAAATCCAAGGTCTGCAATTCCAAGTGCCTTCTTTATCAAATCTCCTTTGGCATCCAGTAGGTTTGCAAGGTTTCCAACCGCTACCTTTTCAAGTGGAATGGTAACCGTAAGTCCAATTGGCTCGTCTGCCCCCTTATTCGCCTCAGTTTCGGCTTCTTTTGCCCCCATTTGGTTATCCTCCCATTCTGCAGGTGAAACCCCTGTGGCCAAAACACAGGCATCAATTACCTTTGCGCTTTCATCAATCCCGGCATCCCCAAGGAATGATAAGGTTCCGTCCTTTTCAACTCTGTATGCTCCGATTTCATAAGCTGCGCTTGGCATTCCCATGTACTTTGCTTTGCAGCCAAGTTCCTTTTCAATTGCTTTGACCATTGCCTTTCGGCTGTCTCCTGTTACATTAAAATGTAGTACCATGCTATGTACCTCCTTGTTTTTTTGGTATGTACATATATCACTCTAACCCCCAGTAATAGCAACAATTATGTGCAATTACTGGGATAAAATAGTGACCTTAATTTTGGCTCTCAAGTTGTGCATAATACATAATGCCTGAAAGCACAAAATAAACATTCGGAAGTGCCACACCATTGCCCCACATCTTATATTCTGCTGAATCAGCCTGTGGGTCTTTGAGCCATTTGATGATTTGTGAATCTGTCTTTGGCTTGGTTGCTTTTCCGATTGCATTAGCATGGACTTCAAAAACCTCTCTCCACTTTGCGATGTCCTCTTTGGTAGGTTCTTCTATCCCAAGTTCATCACACCACCAATCCGGGAATCCCTGCAGTCTTGCACATTCAGTCGGTGTAAGCCTGCGCACGATATAATCCGTTTCAGTTTCATCATTTACAATCGGAGGGTCTTTATAGTCAGTAGCCACAAGTGTATTTGCACACTCCTCATTTGCCTCCGTAAAGAAAGATGCTTTTGAGGATGAGAACTTTGGATGCGCCACCCCACTTGCTCCCGCTGCCACAATAGTCGGTTCGACTTCCTCTTCTATCTGAAAGCTGAACTTTGCATTGTATCCCTGGTTCATAGCAGGTCTTCCAATTCCAAATGCAGGCTCTCCCACAAAGTTCTCTTCCGGGTTCTTCATCATCTGACTGGATGGACCCTTGGGACCGTCATTGGCAGAAAGAGTGGCATGAACATCTGCAAATGCAACTGCGTGCTGCTCGGTTGCATTTAATGTGTACATGACATCCGATTCCTTATATCCATCTCCCTTATGAGAAGGTCTGCTGCCATTGCCTTCAATAGCAACAACGGCCACACCACCTTGATTGCAAGTTGGATTTCCACCATTGGCATCAAGAGTTCGTGATGTGTCTGCCTCATAAAATCCACTGTTCGGATTATCCGACTTCATGGAATTACTGTTCTTTGCACAGATGCCAAATGCCCTCGGTTGGAATAAGGTCTGGTCATTATTTGTACTAAGTGTTGCCGACAGGTCATCCTGTATTAAGGCACCCTTGCCACCACCTTCGCATCCGCATCTGATTTTTAGTGTCTTTGGAGTCTGAACCACAAACGGCTGATTATTGCCACCCGTTCCAAAAGTAGAAAGAATGGTCTGCGATACCTCAAGGGGTCCTGTGTATCTGCTGTCCTGTGAGTGGTTCTCAAACATTAAACCGCCATTGCTTGTTTCTCCAAGGCTTTCTTTAGTACGGCAGGTAGTTCTTTGCCACGACTTGAAGCCCTGCGCAGAATACCCTGACAAGCCTTCGGACTCAAATAATATTTTTCCGGCACTCCCTCCATCAAAATCTGCGACAAGGTAGATACGTTGTCTTCTCTGGGGAACGCCCCAATACTGAGCATCGAGGAGTCTCCATGCGATACAGAAGCCATCTCCCATGATGCGTCCTGCGTTTTCCCATTTTGAAGGTTTAGATACAGACACTTGCTCGTCTTTGATTTTGCAGATTTCAGTAAGGACTGCCTTGAAGTCCTCACCCTTGTTTGAGGAGAATGCTCCTGGGACATTTTCCCAGACAATGTATCTTGGATATTTTCCATCTGTTGCCTCCCTCATTTCCTTAATGATTCTGATTGCTTCATAAAAAAGACTTGAACGTGAACCATCCAAGCCATCTCTTTTCCCCGCCACGCTCATGTCCTGACAGGGACTTCCAAAAGTGATGATATCCACAGGCTCAACTTCTGAACCTTTAAGTTTGGATATATCACCGTAGTGTTTCATATTAGGAAATCGAACCGTTGTGACCCTTACAGGAAATGGCTCAATCTCCGATGCCCATATAGGTGTGATACCAGCTAATGTTCCACCCAATGGAAAACCCCCGGAACCATCAAAGAGGCTACCGAGGGTTAATGTCTTTTTATTCTGTTGTTCCATCTCCAAAGTCAACCTCCTTTACAAGATCTGCATACATGAGCTTCTCTCCATTTCGGATGACATACACATTGGCTGCATCATCCGTATCCTCAACATATCTGCGAAGAATGACTGATGCATACTTTTCATCAAGTTCCATTGTATGGCAGATTCTGTTTGTCTGCTCACAAGTCATAAGCGTTGAACCACTGCCACCAAAGGTATCAATTACAATCGCATTCTCCTGACTTGAATTGCCGATAGGATATGCAAGCAAATCAAGTGGCTTACTTGTCGGATGGTTCTTGTTCTTCTTTGGCTTATCAAAATTCCAAATGGTGGTCTGACTTCTTCCGGCATTCTTGCTCCAGTAGTGTTTTCCATTCTGAAGGAAACCATAAAGAACTGGTTCGTGCTGCCACTGATAATCACTGCGACCAAGCACCAATGAATTCTTTACCCAGATACAGCATCCTGCCAAATGAAATCCTGCATCAACAAATGCCTTTCTGAAATTCAGTCCTTCTGTATCTGCATGGAATACATAAGCTGCACCACCCTTTTCAAGATGTGCGGCCATATTCTTGAATGCCGATAAAAGGAACTCATAGAACTTTTCATTTTCCATCTTATCGTTTTTGATTGATAGTCCGTCAGAACTTTCAAAGGCTACATTATAAGGTGGGTCTGTAATAATGAGGTTGGCTTTCTTTCCATCCATAAGGGTCGCTACATCTTCTTCCGAAGTTGCATCACCGCACATAAGTCTGTGTCTACCAACCACCCATACATCTCCCTTTTCTACAAAGGCTGCCTTCTCAAGCGCATCTGACAAATCAAAGTCATCATCCTGGGTGTCGGAAGTATCTGCACCTGCAAACAAATCCGAAATCTCATCTTCATTAAAACCTGTGAGCGAAACATCAAAGTCCATTCCTTCCAATGCTTCAATCTCAAGTCTCAAAAGTTCCTCATCCCATCCAGCATCCTGGGCATATCTGTTATCAGCAAGGATATATGCTTTCTTCTGTGCCTCGGTAAGATAATCAACAAGTACACAAGGTACTTCCGTGATTCCTTCTTCCTTTGCCGCCATCAGTCTTCCGTGTCCGGCTATTACATTTTTATCCTGATCAATGATGACAGGATTTACAAAACCGAACTCACGAAGAGACGAGCGCAGCTTATTGACCTGCTCCTGGGAATGAGTTCTTGCATTATTTACATATGGTATAAGCTCACTCACTTTTACCATCTGCATTTGTGTAGTTGTTTTACTCACTGCGTTACTCCTTCCATAAATTATTGTTTGTTCCTTGTCCTTAAGAGAATCTCCATCGGATCAGCATCAGCCAAATTGAAATCTGTCGAGCAGTTCTCCTTTACCACTTGGAAAATCTGATACCATATGGCATTGGTCTGCTTCATATACTGATTGGACATTGCTACATAAGGAGAGGCACAAGCAGCTCCTGTTGTAGGATGCTTTGCAAGGAAACCATAATCTGTGATTGCCTTTTCACACTGCTGCCATCTCGCTAAACACATAGCGAACTGTTCGAGCAGGTGATTGCTCACAAGTTTCTCGCATCCTCTTTCCTTAAGCCAGAGCCATGTTTCCTTAAACACTTCATCTGCAATAAGGACATCACCGTTTTTCTGAACGGCTGATAGGTAGTCTTTTGGATTTGGAACATCTGCTCCATCAAGATTTGCTCCCGTTGGCATTTCCATAACCTTCAGTTTTCTTCCGCCGGGATTTCCTGCTACTACCTTTTCAGTAAGAGCCTTGGATTTGCGTCCACTTCCCGGTCTCTGACCACCTCTTGCTGTACCATCTTTGGCCATTTTTTCTCACCTCGATTCTTCGGGTCCTTAATACCCCGTTTGATTTCGCAATTTTTCCACACGAAGGGGCGGCACCGTTGCCCTGAAAAATCATTCACAGAGATTTGACCGCCCCCTACCCTTTAGGAAATGACTGTCTTTACTGTCACAAAAATAAAATTTATAAATAAGTTTCATCTTCGACTGTTATGACTGTCATTCGTATGAATCACTTCTTCGTCCGTGCCATCTGTCTCCACGCTCGGCATGTATCTTTGCATGACATGACTTGCACAAGGAAATCAGATTGCTCCTGTCATGTGTGCCACCTTCTGCAAGAGGAATCTTGTGATGTACTTCTTCTACTTCAACAAGGACTCCCTTTTCGTAACAAACCTCACAGAAAGGATGAGTCTTAACATAACTGTCACGGATGCGTTTCCACGCACGACCATATCGTCTCCTAGTGTTAGGGTCTCGCTGGTACTTCTCGTAACGTCTGTTCTCTTCCTTCTGATGTTCCTCACAGAACCTACTCTCGGTCAGCTTGGGACATCCGGGATGGTGGCATGGGTGTTTCGCTTTTCTTGGCATTCTTCCTGCACCTCCACTGTCTTAATTTGTAACGAAGGATGTAAAAGCACTGTTCCAAATAACCAACTTTCCTATATCCCACTATTTCCACCTCCGTCTTTGCGGCATAATAAAAGCCCTCACAGTGGGGTTGCCACCATGAAGGCTTATGCCGATTTCTCGTTTTCGCTTTTCGCTTTTCGCTGATTATACAATATCACAAAGGACACCATTGCATTTAATTGCAAACCATAGCAATTTTCAAATTTATACAATTTTTTGGAAGAACCATTCTTCCGATTGCTTTGTTATGCCATCTCTGAACTGTGGTCGCATCCACATTTAACATATCAGCTATCCTTGGCCACGAGTAATTATGGATGTAACGGTATTTAAGAACCATCTGATATTCGTTCTTATCCACTTGGCTGATGACCTCTCGTATCTGCTGCTTTACCTCCAACAGCAAAGACATCTCGGTCATTATCTTTTCTTCCAGTTCCATCAACTTCTCAAGGGTGCGAACATATGGGGCATCGGTGTTTCTGCTTGCATTGAAATGCTCCTCAAAGCCGGGACTTGAAATTGTCTCTGCCATAAGCCTTAACTCTTCGCATTCCAATGTGTCAGATTTAATTCTCTGATCTAATAAATAGGCTTGGTTTAAAAATTCCTTAACTGTCATGACTATCATCCTCCTCATCCAGTTTTGTGATAAGGAACTCTGGGTCAATATCAGTTAATGTAGAAAACCAACGGGAACGGAAGAAATTTAGACACTCGGATTTGGTAATCTCCGCATCCTTATTCCTTCTTCCCTTCTTCAATTTTTTATTTGCATCTCTATAATCCTTAACGGCCTGCAAAATGATTTCATTCGCAAGTCTCTCGTAAGGATCTAAGTTTGAATTACTGCTCATACCAGGTTCCTCCGATTTAATAAAGTAATTTCCCACGGATTGACTCTGATTGACTCGGTGCTGTTCGCACTCATTTACAGTTCTGCTCTGACTGCATCGATTAAGGCAGACTGTGTATTGTCCTTTTGCCTTAAAGCCTTCATGACTCTTTCATCAATGCTGTCTTTTGCAATAATGTGCTGTACCACAACGGTTTTGGAACTCTGACCCTGTCTCCATAATCTCGCATTGGTCTGTTGGTAAAGTTCCAAAGACCAGGTAAGTCCAAACCACACAAGTGTTGAACCACCACTCTGAAGATTTAAGCCATGTCCTGCTGATGCCGGATGGATTAGCCCAACGGCATACTCACCTTTATTCCATTTCTCAATACTCTCGGCACTACCGATTTTGGAATATGGAACTTTTAACTTTTCAAGCAGCTTTACGATTCTTTCCAAATCGTGCTTATACCAGTAAGCCACTAATATTGGATTTCCGTTTGCAGACTCAATAATGTCCTCTAAAGCATCCAATTTTCTGTCATGGATATGCATGGTATTTTCATCATCTGTATAAACGGCTCCATTTGCCATCTGTGACAGCTTATTTGAAAGTGCTGCCGCATTAGCTGCAGTTACCTCTCCTTCTGGCATCTGAATAATAAGGTCATTTTTCAGTTCATCGTATTTCTTCCTTTCCTTCTCATCGAGATACACGGGATACTCGTTTATGATGAGTTCCGGCATGGCAAGATGGTCGATGGCTTTCATGGAAATCGTAATATCTGAAATCCTTCTGTAGATTTCTTCCTCTGCACCAGGAAGTGCTTTATAGGAATACACGATATTTCCATTAAATCTGTCTGGTCTGAAAAATGCCGTTCTGTATCTTCCAATAAACTGAAATAATCTCTCACCCATATCAAGACATCTGAATTCATAGTGAAGATCCATGAGACCGTTTGATGATGGTGTTCCTGTAAGTCCGATTACTCTCTTAAGCCTTGGACGAAGTTTAAGAAATGCCTTTGTTCTTTGTGATGCTGCCTTGAATGAAGAAAGCTCATCAAGGACTGCCATATCAAAATCAAGATATTTCTTATCCTGCTGTAAAAGCCAAGGAAGATTCTCTCTGTTTATAATGTAGATATCAGCATCTGCACTTAAAGCTGCCATTCTTTCTTTTGGAGTTCCAAGAACTACCGAATATTTCAGATTCTGCAAATGATCCCATTTCTTTATCTCATTCGGCCATGTACTTCTTGCCACACGAAGGGGTGCGACCACTAGCACTTTCCTTATAAGGAACTCGTCATTTATTAACTTGTCGATTGCAGTCAGTGTAATGACTGTTTTGCCAAGACCCATATCAAGGATTGCAGCTGCGATGGGATGTTCCAAAATATAGTCAATGGCATATTGCTGATAATCATGCGGATTGAATTGCATCAAGGATACCTCCTATCTGGTCTGCTTCATCAAGGACATATACCTTTAATCCAAGCGCCGATATTTGCTTATGTCTGTGGAGTTGTAATTTTCTTGGTTTCTTCCCCGGAGCCTTTACTTCCACAAAGCCGACCTTCCCATCAGGCATTAAAATAATGCGGTCAGGCCACCCTGCTGTGCCGGAGTTCCACTTTTCACAAAGACCTCCACGCTTCTTTGTCTCTGTCACTAATTTTCTTTCGATGTAACTTTCACGCATCGCAAACCTCCATCAAATCTTTAAAACGTGACACCCATTTCAGTCATTTCCTAAAACCCCCTTATATAAAATTTTTTATATTTTTTTCTTATATAGGACTTTTTAGATATGACTGTAATGAGTGGCACAAAACACTAATTTCAAAATAGAAAAGTTTAGGAATTGACCTTCGTGAGCGTCACTTCCTCGCATTTTCCATAAAAGTTTCTTGTATTAACTGACACCGACTGTCACGAATCCAAAAAGTCCTGTCCTTCCTTAAGCTTTAGACCCACAATCATTCTGCCCGTGTTTCTTCTCTGCTTTCTGAACCCTGCTTTTTCCAAAGCACCATAAAAATCAGAGGTACTGCGGACATATTCGCCCGTCTGCATACACGCAAAACGATACTGCTGATAAAGGTCTCCTGACTTTTCCTCAAAGGCAGGGTCCACATCGCAGTGATCCTCAATGAACTGCCCAAGCCAGTCATTGGCCTCACGATAGCGGTCTATTGCAGCCTGTACCACCTTTGGCAAATCTGTATGGAAGTTCGCATCGATAGATTTCTTTGCACCTTCAATAATCCATTTCATGATGGCAGGACCTGCCTGGTCATACAGATAGTCTGCATAGTTCTTGATGTCGGACTTCCCGGTAATCTTTGCATTAAATGGAATGACGATAAGTCTTCTCCAAATACCATCATCATTGGCACCCACCCTTGGAAGATGGTTTGTATAAAGCACGAGTGTATGCGAAGGCACGAAATGGAATGGATCCTTATACTTCTTCTCTGCCTGTATCTCATCAGTGGAGCAAAGCTGCTTTACGGTAGCAGTGTTTAATCTCACACCTTCTTCCATCTCGGATGCAATGATGAGACGCTTGCCTTTAAGCTCTGCCATTTCAGGCTTTACATTTCTCTTGCATCCCATCGTAAGAGCCTCTGCCGATATCTTTCCTGCATAGCTTCCAAGCACACGGAAGATGGTATTCCAAAAGGTAGACTTACCATTGGCACCACCGCCATAGGCAATAATCATGTGTTCCTGGTACACCTTACCGATTGCAGCCATACCGACTGTCATCTGCACATACTCGATAAGTTCTTTATCTGAACAAAAGAAGGTATCAAGTGCATCACTCCAAATCTGCTCTCCCTTATCTCCCGGCGAGCAATTCGTAATCTTCGTGATGAGGTCTTCTGGATTATGTGGCAACTCTCCTGCCATTCCTTTTTCAAGGTCAAATGTGGCATATGGTGTATTAAGAAGATTAGGGTCTTTATCCAACTCCGACACATCAATGGCGAGCATTGGCTTTGCTGCATTCTGAAAATTAACGATGTTCTTGTAATTGCGATAACGCAGTACGAACTTCAAATAAGTCTGTGCGCCCATAAGAGCAAACAACAGCCCCATCGAATTATCTGGCACAGCCTTTTCAAGCTGCTTACCACCCGACTTAACATTCTCTTCAGATACACCTGCACCGAGGAGTGCTTGTTCTGCAATCTCCACCTGTTCTCTCGCATCAGCAAGCTGAAGGTCAAGAAAATCCTCTACCGCACCAAGTGCCATCTGTCTGTCCTCTCTCCAGCACTCACCATCAAAACGAAGGTAATCGGTAGCTGTTGTGTATTTAAGTTCAGAACCATATTCCTTTGCGAGAACCTTTGCTTCTCCGATGTCCGAATAATCCTCTGGCTTTAATCCGGCATCAAACTCTGCGTTGAATTCTTCTGGTGGAACATATCCCTCCTGACTCTGTATCTTCTTTGCAAATCCAACCGCACTATTCCATATGGTCTTAAGCTCTCTGTCATCAAGAGGCGGGTCACACTTTGCTGCTCTTTCAAGAAAGAGGTCATGTGCCTTGTCTGTGATTCCGAATTTCTTTAAGACCTTACCTGCGAACAAACTCAAAGTGTTATTTCTGCTGCCTTCGTGAATGACACCGCCACCAGTCTGGTACTCTTCCTTTTCCACTGCCTCTTCGATGTAATCATCCTCATCGAGAGTTTCATCAATCTGAAGAAAGCCTTCATTCCAAATGATGTCATCAGCATCACAGGACGAACCGAAAAAGAATCTCGCAGCATCCATAGCGTTATCATCAAGAAATGGAAACTTCTTCTGAATTGCTCTTTTTACTGCTGCATACATGGTCGAATCCTTGTATGGCTGACAAGGAAAATAAATATGCTGTCTTGGTTTTGCAGGCTTGCTTCCTTTAGGGAGCATATTGTGACGGCTTGGAACAATGACATGATCTACATCTGCAAGCATCTCCGATAACTTTTCCGCTGTTATAAATTCAGCCGGATTGTCGGTGTGGTCATTGTCGTTATCCATGAAGAAGCCGTTCGCCTCCATGAAATTTTCATTACTTCTGTAATTGTTTTTGTACTTTGCACAAACATGGTCCTTCTCGATAGCCTCAGCCATTTTCTCTTTGCTATCCACTACCACTTCATGCGGATATACACAGTTACTGGGAATGCCAGTACAATCTGCCGTATATAAAATAAGTTCCATTGTTTAGTCCTCCTCGTCTTTGCTAACTTCCTGGCATTCTTCCGTAAAATAACGAATCTTCATTTTCTTCTGCTTGGCCTTATCAATCTCTGCTGCCATTCCACTAGAGATGTTCTTTCCGAATACCCATAGCTGTTCACATCTGCCGAGGAACACCATATCCATAAAAAGCGCCAAGTCTCTTTCTGTCTTTTCAGACATAAACTGTGGCAACAATAAATGTGGTGCTAATGGAACTGCACCCTGGTCTACAGCAAAACGGCTATAGTCTCTCGCCCTTTGTGTATTCCCTTCGATGTCTCCTGAAAATGGAGAACAGATATAAACAAGCGGTCTCCACTTGTGAAGTTCCTTCTCTATTTCATTTACAGCCATCTGTGGTACTGGATCGTAGTAGCCTTCCGAGTTGTATTTACTTATTCCCATAGGACTTCTCTCCTTTCCTCAATTAGTAAGAACCGATGGTCTTCCGACAGCTATGTATTGGAATGACCCAAAACTGCTAATTTCAGGAGAGAAAATAAAAATATTTTTTGAGCCGACAGAATTCTTTCCTTATAAAAAGAAAAAATCAGTCTCGCCCCGGCAGATAAGTCCGTGGAGCAAGGCTGATATTTTTTTCTGTGAAATTAGCAGTTTTCCCCTTTTTCAATACATAACCCCTGAAAGCTGATAGTGAAATTGCTACTGAAAAAAATTTTTTCAAAAAGTTTTCTCGAAATTAGCAGTTTTATCAATTTTCAATACATAGCTGTCAGAAAGGGCAAGACCCATTCGGAAAGGAAGGTGCTGCAGATGCAGAAAGAAATGAATGTATCTGATGAGTCTCTCGACCAGGAACTACCAGACGAGGAACTCATCGACACGCTGATAGCCATAAGCGTGGTTTCAAAAAGACTGGCTCACAAGTTAAGAGTAATAAAGGAAAAAGGAGAACAAGAAGATGGATCACATGAATGAGTTTTATGAACTTCTCGATGGCATCGTTGATTGCGCCGAGAAAATTGCAAAGCTTGGCAGACTCGTCAGAGAGTTCGTGCCACAGTTTGTTGAAGTAATCCCTCAGAAGCCTGTTGCTATTGAAGCAAAGGAAACCAAGAAGACAAAGGCTATCGAGGATAACACAAAGAAGGCTGCTCCGGCAAAGAAGGAAGAAGAACCTTCCTACACATTTGAAGATGTAAGGAAAGCATTCTCCGCCAAGTCACACGCCGGATTTACCACAGAGGTAAAAGCACTTATTTCAAAATATGGTGCGGCACGACTTTCTGATATTAAGGAATCTGACTACGCAGCTCTCATGGCTGACTTGGAGGTGATTGGATGAGTTCACACGCATTTCTCTCACCGTCAGCAAGCCATCGTTGGCTGAACTGTCCACCGAGTGCAAAACTGTGTGCTGCTCTTCCAGATCAGACAAGTCCTTATGCAGCACAGGGTACAGATGCTCACGAACTGTGTGCCTACCTTGTAGAGAAAGCATTAGGCAGAGATGTTAAAGACCCAACAGAATCGCTTTCCTACTACGATCCAGAAATGCAGACCTGTGCTGAAGGATATGCAGAATTTGTAATGCAGGAATATGAACTTGCAAAGCAGACCTGCCCGGACACAGATGTTCTTATTGAACAGAAGGTGGACTTTTCAAAATGGGTCGAAGGTGGAACCGGTACAGCCGACTGTATTCTTCTTTCAGATGGCACGGCAGAAATCATTGATTACAAGCACGGTCTTGGAGTCATGGTAAGTGCTGAATCTGAAGAGTTCGGTGGAAACCCACAGCTTATGTGCTATGCCCTCGGTCTGATTGATATGTTTGATGGCATCTACAATATCGATACCATTCGCATGGCTATCTATCAGCCAAGAAGAGACAACGTCAGTATCTGCCAGATGAGTAAGGATGACCTTATGAAATGGGCAGAAGAAACTCTCGCTCCTACCGCTATTCTCGCTACCAAAGGAGAAGGCGAGTTTAAGGCAGGTGACCACTGCCAGTTCTGTAAGGTAAAGGCAACCTGCAGAAAGAGAGCCGAGTACAACTTGGAAATGGCCAAGTACGATTTTGAAGTTCCTGCTACCCTTGAAGATCATGAAATCGAGGCAATTTTAATGAAGGTCGACCAGCTGACTTCATGGGCAGAGGATGTAAAGGAGTACGCACTTAACCAGGCATTACAGGGGAAAGAGTATGAGCATTTCAAGGTTGTGGAAGGTCGCAGCAACAGAAAATACACAGACGAGAATGCTGTCGCATTTGCAGTCAAGGATGCAGGATTTGATCCTTACGAGAAGAAACTTCTCGGCATCACAGCAATGACATCACTTCTTGGAAAGAAGAAGTTTGATGAACTGCTTGGTGGCTTAACTATGAAACCACCCGGCAAACCAACTTTAGTTTCAAAGTCAGACAAGCGTCCGGCTATGAAAAATACAGCACAAGAGGATTTTAATGTTAAAGAGTAAAGGAGAAAATATCATGGGAAATTTTAAGAATCCAACAAAAGTAATCACAGGTCCAAACACAACATTCAGCTACTTAAACTGCTTCGAGCCAAAGGCTATTCAGGGAGGCACACCTAAGTATTCTGTATCACTTATCATTCCAAAGTCTGACACAAAGACTATCGAGAAGATTAAGGCTGCTATTCAGGCTGCATATGAGGAAGGTCAGTCTAAGCTTAAGGGCAACGGCAAGTCCGTACCTGCTCTCTCTGTTCTTAAGACACCACTTCGTGACGGTGACGAGGAGCGTCCTGATGATGAGGCATACAGAGACAGCTACTTCATCAATGCCAACTCTGGTACAGCACCTGGTATCGTTGATGCAGACTGCAACCCTATTCTCGACAGAAATGAGATGTATTCGGGTGTCAAGGGCAGAGCTTCAATCAACATCTATGCTTACAATGTAAACGGCAATCGTGGTATTGCGTGTGGTCTCAACAACCTTCAGAAGATTTCTGATGGCACACCTCTTGGTGGCAAGTCTCGTGCAGCTGATGACTTTGCTACAGAGGACGATGAGGACTTCTTAAACTAAGCCTCTTTTTCTGGGATTAATACCCCTGAAACTTTCATAAGTGGGTGGTGGTAAATATTCTGCCACCACCCAAAATTTATTTATTGGAGGAATTTTCAAATGAGTAGAATTTATAGTTCAGAGCAGGTATCTCGTGGTCATGTAGATAAGATTTGCGACCAGATTGCAGATGCCATTGTTACAGATTGTTTGGCACACGATAAGGACAGCCGTGTTGCCATAGAAGTATTAATCAAGAATGATACTGTTGTTATTGCAGGAGAAATCACAACCAAACACACTCCTGACTATGCAGCTCTTGTTATGGGAGTTATGGCTAAAATCGGAATCGATAAACTTGGCTACTCTTCCATTGATGTCAGAGGACTTATCACAAAGCAGTCTCCTGATATTGCAATGGGTGTAGATAAAGGCGGTGCAGGTGATCAGGGCATCATGTATGGCTATGCTACCAATGAAACAGCAGAGCTTCTCCCTATGCCTTTTGCTGTAGCGACAACATTCATTCAGAAACTTGAGGAACTGGACTGTCCAATGTTTATGCCGGATGCAAAAGCGCAAGTATCCTACGATTATGATACTGGGAAAATCACTACTTTCCTCTGCTCCGTTCAGCATGATGCTGATGCAGATATCAAGAGTGTCCGTAAAGTAATCAGAAGTCTCATGGTGCTTGTTGCATCAGAATATGGATTAAACACAGACTTCGAAATGCTCGTAAACCCAACAGGCAGATTTGTTATCGGTGGCTCAAAAGCTGACTGCGGTGTTACTGGAAGAAAACTCGCCTGCGATACCTATGGCGGAATTGCAAGAATCGGTGGAGGTGCTTTATCTGGTAAGGATCCATCAAAGGTAGACCGTTCTGCAGCTTACATGGCTCGTAAGATTGCTGTTGATTTAGTTCGTGCCGGATACTGCGATAAGTGTGAAATTCAGATTGCATATGCTATCGGAAAGGCAAAGCCTGTATCTGTTGTGGCAGAAACTTTCGGAACTGCGTATGTATGTCCTGAATGTATCGACAGATATATCAAGGCAAATTATGACCTTACACCAAAGGGAATCATCAAAGCTCTTCATCTTCTTGATGTGGATTACAACCTCGTATCTTCTGGTGGCCACTTCGGTAAGGATATGCTTCCTTGGGAAATGGACGATGAGATGATTGATGATGTGTATGGCAATCACGAATTTGATCCTTTGGATTTTTCAGATGACGAAACACCTAAGAACAGAAAGAGAGATGTATTTTAATATGGAATCCTTATCAATCGACTTGGAAACATATTCTGATATTGACCTTAAGAAATGCGGCGTTTACAAATATGCTGAATCACCAAACTTTGAGATACTCCTCTTCGCTTATTCAGTGGACAATGGTCCTGTGCAGGTTATTGACCTTGCACAGGGCGAGGATATCCCTACAGAAATTCTTGCAGCTTTGACGGATGAGACCATAACCAAATGGGCATACAACGCTTCCTTTGAACGCATCTGCTTGTCTGTATGGCTTAGAAGAAATCATCCTGAATATTTTCAAAGCTACAGTATTTTAGAAGATACTGTCGGTGATTACCTTGACCCTAGTGCTTGGAAATGTTCACGCATCTGGGGAGCATACATGGGACTTCCATTATCACTTGAGGGTATCGGTGCCGTGCTTAAGTTGTCGGATCAGAAAATGAAAGAAGGCAAAGACTTAATTAAATATTTCTGCGTTCCTTGTAAGGCAACAAAAGTAAATGGTGGCCGAACAAGAAACCTTCCATCAGATGCCCCGGACAAATGGGATGTATTTAAGTCCTATAATAAAAGGGATGTTGAAGTTGAACTCGCAATAAAAGAAAAGCTGTCAAAGTTTCCTGTTCCAGAATTTATCTGGGATGAATATCATCTCGACCAGGAAATCAATGACAGAGGCATTGGTGTTGATATGCAGCTTGTGGAAAATGCGATTGATATTGATTCCAAAACAAAGGACTACCTTATGAGCCGTCTTGTAACACTGACTGGTCTTGAAAATCCAAACAGTGTACAGCAAATGAAAACATGGCTCTCTGATTATGGAATCGAAACTGAAAGTCTTGATAAAAAGGCTGTAAAGGAACTGCTATCCGATGCTGATAAGAAAGTATCTGAAGTGCTTGAGTGCCGTCAGCAGCTTGCCAAATCATCTGTTAAAAAATACACTGCCATGCAGAATATGGCTTGTGATGATAATCGTGCAAGAGGGTGCTTTATGTTTTACGGTGCCAATCGTTCAGGCAGATGGGCAGGCAGAGGCATACAGCTGCAGAACCTTCCACAGAACCATATGTCAGATCTTGAAGAAGCAAGAAATCTTGTAAGAGATGGAAACTTTGAGGCGTTGGAATTATTATATGACAATGTTCCGGGAGTTCTCTCTGAACTCATAAGAACTGCATTTGTTCCAAAGCCGGGATACAAATACATTGTAGCCGACTTCTCTGCTATCGAAGCAAGGGTGCTTTCGTTCCTCGCAGGTGAACAATGGCGTATCGATGTATTCAAGGAAGGCAAAGATATCTACTGCGCTAGTGCCAGTCAGATGTTCAAAGTTCCCGTTGAAAAACACGGTGTTAACAGCCACCTTCGTCAAAAAGGTAAAATTGCAGAATTAGCACTTGGCTATGGTGGTTCAGTCGGCGCACTCACATCAATGGGTGCAATCGAAATGGGACTTGCTGAAGAAGAACTTCAACCACTTGTAAATGCATGGAGGGACTCCAACCAGAACATCACAAATCTGTGGTGGTCAGTTGATAGTGCAGTCAAGCAGGCTGTCATATATAAATCTGCTGCCGAGACCCACGGACTCAAGTTCTATTACAAAAGTGGTATGCTCTTCATCGACTTACCATCCGGCAGAAAGCTCTGCTATGTAAAACCTCGAATGGGTGTGAATCAGTTCGGTTCTGATTCTGTTACCTACGAAGGTATCAACAATAATAAATGGACTCGCATAGAAAGTTACGGTCCAAAATTTGTCGAGAACATCGTACAGGCTATCAGCCGTGACATTCTAACCTATGCTATGAGAACACTATCCCACTGCTTTATCTGTGGTCATGTTCATGATGAACTGATTATCGAATGTAGTAAGGATGTTTCGCTTGAAGCAATATGTGAACAGATGGGAAGAACACCACCTTGGATCAAAGGACTTCTTCTTCGAGCAGATGGTTACGAATGTGATTTTTATAAGAAAGATTAAAATATGGCACCATAGGGATGCGCTCTTCCCTACTGTGCCATATTCATTATCTGTACATCTTTACAATCTTATCAAGTAACTGTAATGCCTCTTCACGATATACATCATTGTACTGATTCTTGTAACAAGTAAGACTTCCAACATTGAAATTTGCAAGTCCGTCACTCAAGATGCGTTCTGCCTCTTGGCGGACTCTATTAGCTGGATTCATGCTAAGTCTCATTTTGCTGTAGAACTCCTCACCCTTAATACCTGTGTGAAGAAGTAATACTGCATATCCGATTTTAGGTGATTTATCAATTAAAGATACCACCAACTCCACAAAAGTGTTCAAAGCCTCATCAAGCTCTGCTCTTTCCATGTATTCATCTTCAACTGAACGGCTTGTCCCCATTGCCATACCATACTCATCTTCCATAGCATTCATTGACACGGAGTTTGGTACATCATAATGTCCAAGTTCCTCATTCTGAACTAAAGTAAGAGCCGATGTTCCTCTCTTTGCCCATTCTTCTGGTACAGCCTTGTAAATTACCTTAAAGTTTCTACCACCTACTGTTAATGTCTTGATGCATTCTCTGTTAGTGCAGTTCTCATCATCAAGCTCTGTGTACTCGAAAGGAATCATAACCTCTCCAGGCTTGATGTCCTCTCCATTAAAATTCTTCTTAAAATCAATTTTTTCTCTCATAGTCGTTTCTCCATTTCTGACCGTGCAGGTCGAAATGCAGAAAGACTGTGAGTTCCCTAGCCGAAAGATGAGCGCACTTGACTAGGGATACCTCTATCACCCAATGCACTCGACCTCACGGCCTCCTGTGTTATTAATTGGTAATAGATGTATCCAGCCTTCGGACGTCACTCCAGCTATATACATATTTTTTATTTGAGCCTTGAAGACTCATATGGAGACACAATCACTTATGCCACCATATCGGTGTTCAAGGTACTATAACGATTTTGCTATCTACTTACTTATTCTCCATTTTTTCTTCCGTTTTCTTAAAAATGTCAGATTAAGTCGAAAACAAAAAAATACCTCACAGAATCACACGAACATTAGAAATAAGAAATCTTATCTGATTTCCTATTTTCTGTAGTCCATGCGCTTCTGTGAGGCATCCTCTACGAGTATGATATTAAGTTTAAGCAGCCGGCCTTCCGTAGACAATTAGGCTGTTCTTCTGTTTGCATTTATTTCTTGTAACAAGGTTAGGATCTTTCTTAACAGATTCCGCATCCACCTCACACAAACAGCATCCCGTTTTCTTGTGATAAGGACAATTCTTTTCCTGACAATAAATTCTTGTAAATTCCATTTGCATTCCTCCAATACATTTATTTTAACAAAAAAAGCCGAGGCATGATGGATCTGTAAAATCCATCAACACCTCGGCTTGCCACGTTCACGAGCAGCACCGTCAAGTACAATCGAGCCTAGGATTGACTGATATGCACGCTCTCGGCATACCAAGTATTATTACCTACTTAACTCTGGAACATTATCCAATTTTTCAACTGGACCTTTATATAAATCCTGCAATAATAAGTCACAGGTCTTAAACACCACTTCATTTCCTTTTTTATATAGGAGCCCTCTCACTCCATCTTTCTCTCCACGGTAACCAACTTTATGGTCTCCGATATATACAGCTGTCGGTTCTCTCTTCATTCAAATCCTCCCTATTCATCTTTATTGTCTTTTTTCTTTTCGGAACTAATGTATTCCTCGACCAGTTCATCAAGCATTTCATCATACTCTTCCTCGCTAATTGGATTATCATCATCATCGAAATACTGACCATCAAAGAATACCTGTCCTCGGTATCCATTAGTCCGCTTCAATGGAAATTCTGCTATTACCTTTCCTTCTTCCAAGTCTAAAAGAACTATTGATGCTTCCATTGGAACTTTCAAATCTTTATACTTTTCAATCAAATAATCGTATTCTTCTTGTGAAGTATATACGAATGAGATTTTAGCTGGAAGTTCCATCAGCTCTTCTTCAAATTCATAATCTTCTTTAGTTATCTGACTATACATTAGCGCATACATAGATATTCTCTCTATAAATCTCATTCCGATTCTAGGCAACATCATTCTATAATCACGTTCTCTTTCGATTCCGTGCTTTATAGCATTTATCTGCATTGAAGAATATCTCATAATCATATAATTAAATCCCCATAAATGGTTTTCTGGACGATTATAATCTTCAACAGCATCGCATTCTATAACTAAATCCATGCGAAGGGATAACATATCTTTATAACGAAATCTACCTTCTTCCATAAATCGCCATGCACTCTTTCCTTTATTAGAAACGGCACGTACAATAATGCTTCCAAGTATATGACTCATTTCTCTCCAGTCATAATATGGAACTGATGTATCTTCTACTTCCTTATAGCCATTCGCAGCATATAAGTCTTCTTTTGTAATTCCCATCTCTGGTGTAATCATCTCGCCTAATCTAATAAGAGTATCTTCTGCGACAGATCCTGTAACCTTAGCATTCAAGATTCTTGATGTAGTAGAAGGATTTACTTTTAATCTTGTAGCCATTTCTGACGCTGTCATATACCCTTTGATGATCTGAGATATTCTTGCAAGTTCTTGTGGATTAACTTCTCCAACTTTAATAAGTTTTGTTCTCATATTGCATTCACCTTCCTTCAATTTTGTATTATATTGCATAGCAATTGTTTTGTCAATCCCTTATGCAATTTCTATGCAACATTTATAAAACATCATGCAAAACGCAAACAAAACGACCTGACAACAAAAGATACTCCTAAAAGTACCAATTGCTGCCAGGTCGGTAAAAAGGGAAAGTCATGCCGACCATGACTAACATATTTTATTACTGTTTAACACATATCAGGTAGCGAAGCTGATGGTTGTATTATATCGAACATTTGTTCTGTTGTCAATCATTTTTTGATTCAGCTGCCTCGATTTCCTTCAACGTAACACCTGCTGCATTTTTCCATGTCATAGGACCACTTACACTATATCCTGTAACAAAATCTGCTGCTGCCGATGAACTTGAAAATAAAATATCCTCAGTAGTAGTCCAATCTTTTACTTTATCAGACTCTACAATTTTCTTTCTTAATGCAATTGCACCTTTGCCAAGTGACTTCTCTGATATTTTTTCATTAATCACAGCACCAGCTAATAATACAAAACCTTCTGTTGTAACAAAGCCTTCTGCCCGTGTCCCTCCTGCACTCATATAAAGTTTTTCATTATCAATGCTTGTTGCCATATCATTTACAACCATAGGTTCAAGCACTTTGTATCCCAATGCATTAATAAGTATCTTGATATTATCAATAAATTCATTCATAGCCGCCGTCTGAGATTCCTTCAGAACAGTCTTGCCATATGTGTTTTTTGTAAGTACTGCATATCTCTTTGCAGCTCTAGCATCTGCCACAAGGCGATCCTCTAAATATCTGATGTGGGCCTTATTCAAATCACGCCCTATGAAAATTACAGCTGTTGTCCAGTAATACTTTTCCTTTTCGGCCGAATAGTCTCTTATATGTTGAACCAATCTTTCTTTAACATTCTCTGACTCTCCAATGTAAACTGAATCTGTATTATCCTCTTCTTTGCAGAACAAGAAATATATTCCTGGCTCTTTTATATCATCTCTTTTACAATCAGCCACCTCAATGCGAGGAATCTTTATAGCCTTACCATTCCAGTTAGATAATTCTGCAATAATTAAACTGTCAGCTGTACCATTTGCTAAAAATAACTCTATCGATTTTCCGTATCCCATAACAACCTCCAGTTTATTCGTCCTTGGTAAACTTCGCAACTCCACCCACTCCGTAGAACTTATCAAAGTATGCCTTTAATCTATCAATTACCGTTTTCTTCTTATTGGCTCTGTTACCACCACCGAAACGGCTAACAGGAGGCATAATCTTATCAATATCTGTACCTACTGTTTTTACTTCGCCTTCACGGAATGCATTCTCAAGGAACTTACGAGTTTCTTCTTCTTTCAGTCTTTCTTCCTCGATAATGATTACCAATTCCTGCTCACGCATCTCTACAACATAATCGTGCCATTCAATCATGACATCATCTACATCATTAATGCCGTTGATGAAAGCATCGATAAGGTCTTTTTTGCTACGCAGTTCTGGACTTGCTTCGATAGCCTTTTTAATTGTAATAAGAATTTCCTTGTCTTCACAATGAGCATCATGGTACTTCTTCACAAGCATTAGAATATAATCAATATTGATTTCTATCTGCTTGATTAACTCTACCTCAAATACAATATCATCAACAATATCTGTACTTTCACCATTCTCTCTCTTGCGTTTCCATTCATCTCTTAAATCCTGGTAACGTCCAAGATAATCCTGTAAGTCACGCTCTGATAATAATTCCTTTTCTTTAAATTCATCAAAAGCAATGAGAAGGTTACGCATACGAAGAATGGATCCAAATAAAGCAATGAAATCTTTCTGATTCTGCTCACCTATAATCTGTGGCTCTGAAAGAGGGAACTTTCCTGTTAAGTCCTCAATCATATCAACATATCCCGGCATCTGCTTTCCATCTACAGATTCATAGCCATAATAGTAATCCTTGAAACTCTGCATCAAGACGATGCCACCTGCGTTCTTATCTCCAAATAAGGAAATGGCAGAATCAACTCGCTTCTGAAGATTACGGAAGCATACCACATTACCAAATGTCTTTATACTATTTAAGATACGATTAGTTCTTGAGAATGCCTGAATAAGTCCATGCATCTTCAAGTTCTTATCTACCCATAATGTATTAAGTGTTGTTGCATCGAAACCTGTAAGGAACATATTTACAACGATGAGCATATCCAATTCCTTATTCTTCATACGAAGAGATACATCCTTATAATAATTCTGGAACTTGTCCGATGATGTATCGTAATTGGTGTGGAACATCAAGTTATAATCCTGAATTGCTCCATCAAGGAAATCTCTCGCAGTCTGGTCAAGTGCTGATGTATCTTCTGGGTTCTCCTCATCAAGGATACCATCCTGTTCCTCTTCAGTCGGTCATTTTTTGCGGACAGTTCATACATGCTATCCTTTTCTGTTCTCTGCTCCTGCGTTTGCTCTCGTTTGATTTCTCCCTCCGTATCTTCTTGGCACAAGCAGGACAATACCTTGATGCACCAGAGCCCGGGACATATTCAACGCCGCACACCGTACAATTTTTAGCGGGCATTGCTGCCCACCGTTTTGTAGGTATGATATGTAATTCATCGACAAAGCCGATGAATTTATAGTAAATCTTGATTTCCTGCTTCACTGTTCCGTCTGCCATCTTCTCACGCTCCGAAACAAGTATCTTGTCTATGAGTGCGTTTATAACTGTTGCATCCAGTTCTTTTAAGCCTTGATAATTTCGGATAAGGGCGAGGAAGTCACGGATTCCCCGTGATTTCTCGTAGCTTTCATTAAGAGTTTCCGTCACCTCTTTCAGCCTTGCTTCAATTTCAAGCTGCTCTTTCTGGTATTTCCCCGACATCATCTCAAAATTCCGCTCGGTAATACGCTCCATGACCTTATCCTCGTAGAGAGAGGAAAACAGCCTGTCCAGTTCCGCAAGGCGTTTGTTCAGCTTCTTACGTTCTTTCTCTAATGCTTTCGCCCTGCTCTGGTCTGTTTCCGTGAGCCGCTTTTCTATGGCCCTGACCGCCTTTTCATCATTCACTGCCATATCCGCAAAACAGTTGATGTCGGCAAGAACGGCATTGAATAAATCCCTTGCTTCTATATTGTGGGCACTACACTCGCTTCTTCCGTTTCTTGCATAATTATTACATGAATACTGTACACAGTCGATAATCTCTGGGCGTTTCCTCCTGTGTACGTTCATTGCCCGCAGAGCACATCCGCAGTCCACACACTTGATAACGCCTGCAAAAATATTTACAAATCCTCCCTTGTTCTGTGGAAGCCTACGACTTGTAATAAGCTGTTGGACAATATCAAATTCCTCCTGCGTGACTATTCCCTCATGGGTATTGGGTATCACTTCCCATTCTTCGGGCAGCTTAGAGGGGCGTTTCTTGCTTTTCATATTGGCGGCAATCCGTTTGTAGCCTACAAGATTTCCCGCATATATCGGGCTTCTTAAAATGCTCCTCACGCTGTTCCCACTCCAAATATAGCGTTTGTCCTCGTTCCCCTCAAAATGACGTTCAAAGCCTGTTTCGCCACGCTCCGCCGCATAAGCGGCAGGGCGTAGGATATGCTGTTTATTAAGATGTCTGCAAATTTTGGCAACTCCATTCCCTTTTAATGCAAGGTCGAATATCTCTTTTACAACATGTGCCACTTTATCATCTATCAGCAGATGGTTGTGGTCGGCAGGGTCTTTGATATAGCCATAAGGGGCGGTAGTTCCCATGAATTTCCCCTGTTGAAACCTCGCCCGATATGCCGATTTTATCTTAACAGATATGTCAGCGGCATACATTTCGTTTAAAATGTTGCGGAAAGGCGTGATGTCCATAGCAGATTTATTCAAGGTATCTACGCCGTCATTGACCGCTATATACCTCACGTTATGCTCTGGGAAGAAAACTTCCAGATATAACCCACAATCAAGATAGTTTCTCCCCAGACGGGATAAATCTTTCGTAATCACGCAGTTTATCAGACCGCTTTCAATGTCTTTTATCATATTCTGGAAACTTGGTCTTTGGAAATTTGTACCAGAATAACCATCGTCCACATACGTTTTTGCTATGTGCCATCCCTGCTTTTTCACATAATCCGTGAGGATGGATTTCTGTGTCGCAATGCTCGCACTCTCGTTATCCGTACCATCGTCTTTAGATAAGCGGCAATAAATGCCGACTAAATAGATTTTCTTTTCTTCTTTGATTCCTGCCATACTGTAAAACCTCCGTATCTGTCCTATCTGTTTTCATGTCCCATTGCGTACATTCTAAGCGGACAGCCCCTCATTGTCGAAGGTGTCGCCCTCGGCAATCTTCTTCCGAATATCCTCGGAGATAATCGGGACAAACGCTTCTGTAACGGTCTGTGTGCCGACATATTCACGGCTGATTATCATCTGCACTGGTGCTTTTGGCACGATACGCTTTCTCTTTTTATCTGCTTTCTTATCCTCGCCCATACTTAAATCTTCCTTTCCAGACAGGGCAGGGAAGAGTTTGGAAATGTCCCCGCCCTGCCAATCAGATACCATTAATCCTCGCTGTTTAATTCTTTCTGTAATGCTTTAAGGAGTGCCGCCGCTTCATCAGCGTTCAGCGTGATTCCCTTGCCGCACTTTTCACGGTTCGGGGAAAAGCTGCGGATGTCATACTTCGGCTCTTTCCCATTCCATGAAATGAGATTGATTTCCTTTGTGTAGCCACTGTCGCCCGTAGACAATACTGCGATTTCCTTTACGATTTCATACTGGATTTCTCTCATTCTCCATACCTCAACTCTCTGTATTTACTTCCCGAAAAAAGAAGATTAGCGGCTGTCACGGTTGCGTTTCCTCTGCAACTCACGCTCCAAAAGTTTGATGATGGTTTCCTCCATCTGCTTCGGCGTTGTGTTCTTCGGAAAGTATTTTTTCAGCTTGCTTGTGTTGATTTTCAAGGTTTCTTTCTGGTTGCCCTTTTCCTCCGTCATAATCGCAAATATCGTATCCATGTCAAGCCGCCCGCTCTGGCTTAACTGTTTCATCCGCTGTGCCTGTGAGAGTGAGGGCGTTGCTTCTTCGCTCTCCATCGTGGCAAAGAGGTTTTCCTGCTCGTCTTTCTTCAAGAAGGACAGTTCCACCGCAGGCGTGAGGGCGATTTTCCCCTCGTCCACCATCTGCAAAATCGGCGGTATCAGTTCCGTCAGGCGGATAAAACGCTGCACGGTCATCCTGCCCACGCCGAAGCCCTGTGCCACCTTGTCGTCCGTCCGCAACTTCGTCACAACTTGTGACGAGGTTAAGTCTGTGCGGAAACCCTGCCGCTTCATGGCTTCGGATTTCATCTTGTAAGCAAACGCCCGCTCCGATGGCAGGATATTCTCACGCTGCAAATTGCTGTCTACAAGGGTGATGATGGCTCGGTCACGGTCTAAGGGCAGGACAAACGCAGGCACGGTATTTATCCCTGCAAGTTCAGAAGCACGGACACGCCGCTGTCCTGCAATCACTTCATAACCGTCCCCGTCCTCTTTCGGGCGTGTGATTATCGGCGTGACAATGCCAAATTCCTTGATGCTTTCCGCTAACTCTGACAGTGTTTCATCTTCTGCCACATGAAACGGATTGTCGGGGAACGGGTACAAGTCTTTGGTCTTTAACACCTTAAAATCCTGTTTCTTCATTCACATATCTACCTTTCTTTCGCTCTGCTTCTATGATTTTTCTGCAATTCTTCCAACACTTCGGGCGGTATTTTTGACAGCAGCCGCCCCATCTGCTCGTTGGTTCTCTGCAATTCAAATATCTTCTGATTCGCTTTCTGCACCTTTAGTTCCTGCTCGTACTTTTCATCACGCATACGCCCCGCATAGTCTGATTCCTGCCCAATTCTCTCTTTCAAACTGTCGATATACGCCTGCTGTTTCCCGATTTCCTTAGAGAATTTCTCCACGTCTGGCAGCCATGCAGAGAGTAAATCTAACGCTTTATCCCTTTTCTTCCCTGCGTTAAAGGCGTTGATGTCGGATAGGGCAGACACGATTTCTTCATACTGTTTATCAAGCCTGCCGCCTAATTTATAGAGCCATGTGGGGACGTGTTTCCGCTTGGTTTCCATTGAGGACTGCCCCCGTTCAAGCTGATTCCACCGTGAGGACATCCGCTCATGGTAGGCGGTCTGCCACTCGGATAATGATTTCTGGTTGCCTAAGATAGCTTTCGCTGACAGCTTATTGTCTGGCGTAATCGGCACAAAGCAGAGGTGCATATGGGGCGTTCTCTCGTCCATATGGACGACAGCGGAGAGGATATTCTGCTTTCCAACACGCTCCGAAATGAAGTCAAGAGCCGTCTGGAAATACGCTTTTTGTTCTTCGGGCGGTAACTGGTTCATAAATTCTGGTGAAGCTGTGATGAGCGTTTCCACCATCATCACGCTGTCTTTCCTTGTCCTGCACCCCGCTTCGGCTACCATGCGGTTAATCTCTTTCTTGTAGGTGTACTTTGGTGGTGCTATGAGATGGTAATTGTTTTTAGAGCGTTCCATATCTATATCTGGGTTGCTTTTGTAGGCTTCTTTCTTCCGCTCGTTGTGGCGTTCACAAGCCGCAACGCCGCCCGCTTTTCGTTTCTGGAAACGCAGGATTGCATAAGGCATAGGCGGATTCCTCCTTTCTTTCGGCGGGTGACCGTCCTTTGGGGTGACAGCGGTGACGGTGGTGACAGCAGTTTTGGGATACCCCCTGCCGACTGCCGCAACTGTCACCCTCACCCCCTGCATGACGGTCATGTCGATGATGACGGTGTTTTTGGGATACCCCCCTCGCAAGAGCCGTCACCGTCATGCCGCCATTCTTTTATCCGAAGCCGTAAGGCGTAGGATAGCAGGGCACAGCCCTGCCTTAAGGGAGTCCAGAGGGAACGTCTGGCACACGACTTTGCAGGGCAAAGTGTAGTGTGTTACACCCTGTAAACGCAGTCGGAAAAATCGGAATGATTTTTCTGACCGCAGGGGTGGTTTTACACGACCGAAAAGGGCGAGTAAATCTCACGCCTGCATTTTGCGTTTACGGGGTGTTCTCCCGTAGGGATGACAGCGGCAGGGTATCCTAAAATCACTGTCACCACCGTCACTGCTGTCACCCGCAGGGCAGAGCCGCCAGCTTTACATGGCTTTAAGCGTCAATGACAGTAACAGGGGGGTATCCTAATATCGCTGTCACCACCATCACCGCTGTCACCCGCCCTCCTTGCAAGGGCAATCCGCCTGCCGTCTTTCCTGCGGCTGTACTGGTAGCAGATACGGTTCTCGCTTAAAAATGTGGTGCGGTATTCATTCAGCCATTTCGTAATCACCGTGGGTATGGTTTCCGTTTCCCCCATAGCGGCTAACAGTTCCGTTGCCGTGCCTATCCATTCTTCCTTATCCCTCATAAAATCCACCAACCGAAAAAGGACATCTGGTATCGTTTCTTTCGCAAGCTGCTCCTGCGTTTTCCGCTCCACAAGCTCCCAACGGCAATCACGGAAACGCAGCGTGTATTCCTGATAAGGCGTGTCCCTGCCCGTCACATACAGCTTGGCGGTGTCAGACGCACGTTTCTCCTTTTCCAGAACAAAGGTAGCGTCCGCACTCCCCGTTAATCCTGTCGTCCCAGACACCTTGTTGAACACGTCGCTGTCATTCTGCTTTCGGATGTGGTGTACGACAATGACCGCCAGAGAGTGCCTGTCGGCAAAGTCTTTGATGAGGGAGATGTCCCCATAGTCGCTTGCATAGGCATTGTCTTTTGAAGCTGTACGGACTTTCTGCAAGGTATCAATGACAATGAGCCTGCTGTCTGGGTAATCTTTCAGATAATCTTCAAGCTGCACGATAAGACCGTCTGACAGCTTGCAGCTTGCCACGGCAAAGTGGAGCCGCCCGCTTGCTTCGTCCGTCAAACGAAATAACCTGTCCTGTATGCGGCAGAACGTGTCCTCAAGGCAGAGGTAAAGCACATCGCCCTCCATTGTCGGCATATCCCATAAAGGGATTCCCTGCGACACGCATAAGCATAGCTTCAGCATGAGCCAGCTTTTGCCTATCTTCTGTGAGCCGCAGAACAGCGATAAGCCTGTCGGGATAAGGCTGTCCACCACAAAGGATGGTTTCTCAAGCGGTTCATAAAGGAGCGTTTCGGCGTTGACTGTCTGTAACTTCTGCATGGCTTTCCTCCTTTCGGGCGGTGTCTTTGTTTTCGTTGCACATAGGCGTTGACCTCCTTAAAAATAGATTTACTCCCACGGAAAAAAGTGAGAGTATGTAATGCCGCCAATCCCACACAAATAAAAAACAGATTTCTTTTTCGGGCGGTGTCGGTCACGGTTGGAGATATTTCTTCAATTTCCGCCTTTACTTTCTCCTTTGCAATCGCAACAGATTTCTGTATTGCCGAAGCGGTGCAATGCTCCATAGCGGCGATTTGGTAAAAATTGAACTCATACTCGTAGTAGAGCAGGAAACGCCGCCTTTGTATCTCTGGAAGGCTCCCAACCGCCTTATAGAGCGTTTCATTCCGTTCTTCCTCAACCATGCGTTCATCAAGGCTCTTAGGCACACGCAACGCCCGTCTGTAAAGGGTTTCGTCCCATACCTCGTTAAACTCCCTGTGCCGCTCGTCCCATTAGAAAAGATTCCTGTTCCTGCGCTCCATCTGCCGAAACTCCATAAAGAACTGTTCCGACACTTCCAACTCGTGGGATTTGCCCTGCCCGTCCTTAAAGCTGATAAAATACCTTGTGCCGCTTTCCGTGGATTCCTCCCGAAGCGTGTATGCCTTAACCCTGTATGCCATCCTGTTGTCCTCCTGCAAAAAATGAGTGAGGGGATTTCCATCCCTCACCCAGTAGCCCGCAGGATGGCAGGCTGTTTTAGAAGCTATAAAATTTTCCGCAGCTTCTTCCGCAGATGGTCTAACCTCGCATAGATGGCACCAGTCGTCAAATGCACAAGCGGGGCAATCTCCTTTGTGGAATACCCCTGCATTTTCAGCAGGACGATTTTCAAGGTACGCCCGTCCACCGTGACTAATACTTGATAGAGATTTTCGCTCTCAATCTCTTCCAGTAACTCCGCAACCGTACCCACTTCCGCCTGCCGCTCCCTGCCTGCCATGTCCTCAAGATATTCCGCAACGTCATTCGTCCATCGGTAAAACCGCCTGTTGGAATTGAAGTCTGCCCTGTCCGCCATGCGTATCTGCTCAATGGTCGCTTCATCAACGCCGCACTCACGCAGCAGCTTTTCCTCCGCTTCTTTCCAGATACGCCATTTCCTGTCCTCCCGTCCGTGGTTGTATGCCATTCTTACTTCCTCCAATCAGAATTGATTGAGAGGGCAGAGAAAAGCCCCCTCATCTTCCCAAAGGAAAAAACAAGGGGGCTGAACGCCTTAAATTTTAATTTTCTATTATCTTTCTTAGTTTTATTAGGATTCTGGCTTTGCGTTTGTTTACAACGCTCTGGGTTATGCCCAACCTCGCCCCGACTTCACGCTCGGAAAGTCCGTCAAAAAAGATTGCCTGTATCAGCTCCTGTTCACTATCCGACAGCAAAGGCAGGGCGGCTTTCAGCCTGTCCACCATGACCGCATTGACAACGGTTTCTGCAATGTCCACCGCTTCATCAGTGATAAAGTCCAGAGGATTCCCCTCGCTGTCCGTAAATCCGTCGAGAGATAGCAGTCTATTCTTTGTATCTAATTTTTGCAGATAACGCCACCGTTCCTTGTCACGGTAGAAGTCTGTGTATTGCTCCCTCACGACTTCAAGCAGACAGCCTTGAATGGGGATAAACAGCTTGTCCATATAGGTCTGGTCGGATTCCCTGCAACGGCAGAACTCCGTGTAGGATAATTCCACATAGCCGCCACTTTCTCTGATATATACCTTTCTTGGTGCATATTTCACCAT